TCTGAACTTCGATAAAATCATGTCCAGTGTCAAGATTACAAGTCATAATAACTCCTTTTATAGTAGTTTACTTTTTCATTAAAAACCATGTTTCTTTCGCGAGGCATAAAAAAAAAAATAAAGAACCCATGATTTTGTCACGAGTTCTTTATTGGTTGAAAATGATTACTTCATTATAAGTTTCATTTCTACTTTATGGCCAAAGCCATCAAACATCACTTCGTTGAGATCTTCGATTTCGAATTTGGCAGTTGAACCATATCCAGCCATTGCTTCGTTGTACTGGTCAACAATTTTATTCCAATGTTCAATGATAAACTGTTCATATTCTTCATTATTCGCATAATCACTAATATTTGGGTGATTTTTATCGAATTCTGAATTCCAAGAATCAATTTGTTCATTGAATTGATTGGCAATCCAATTGTGACCAATTACGAAAGCATTAGCCACCAGGTTCCAACCGATTCGATCTTGAGATATAATCTCTCCGGTTTTGATGTCGGTGATGACAATGTTTGCATAAATGTCGTTCATGATAACTCCTTTTAAAGTTTTCCTTTCATTATATGCGATGTTTTTGATGCGAAGAAAAAATAAACCCAATGTATAATCTATTTGATTCTACAATTGGGCTAAAAATGTGCCAGGGTTCGAACCTGGAATCAGACGGCCTATTGCTAGGTCTTGACTTACAATTTCCTTTGTGTGATTATGTCTGCTTAACACATTCTTTTCATTATAAGCTATGATTTTAACGCGAAGAAAAAAATAAGAGCCCATGATTTTATCACGAGCTCTTAATGACTGTAGGAATCAACAGATTACTTATTTAAGAACCACTTTAAATCGTCCATAATGTAACCAGCTTGTTGGTTATCACAGAGGATATCGTATCGTAGGATGCATGTTCCAGATTTACACATCGGGATTTCATCAACTGAATATGCATAGACATCAGGATTGGAATCCAGATAGGTTTCCAGTGTTGTAAATACATCCGGATAAATATCCTTAAACCAAGACTTGATAGTCAAATGGATAAAGTGTTTTTTAATGTTTTTAGTCATGATAGACTCCTTTCATTATATGAAAGGATTTTTTCACGAATCAGTTATCTGCAAGATTCTTCTTATACTGACTGGAACTAATCCCCAGAATGACTCCAAGGAACACATCAAATGCAGCAATGGTAGCTGCAATCGGAACAGTCGCATCCCAATTCCAAATGGAACCAAGAGCCAGAATAAGAGTATTCAAAGCCGGCAGAATATACTGAACGATCCACTTCAGAATATTATAGCCTTTGTCAGTCATCCCAAAGAGTCCGCGAATATCGGGAGTTTCATCTTTGTCATTCTCAAAATCATTATCCGTCATTTTCTTCCTTTCGTTTCGGGTTCGGTCAATGGAAGATTCTCAACTTCTCTCATGACCTTTCTCGCCATCCCATTGCCCCCAACACGTTCGTAGGGTTCATATAAATATTTAACAAAATCGTCATATTCATCTTTGGTAAGCCATCCTCGCTCGAGATATGTGTTACCAATAAATACTATACGATCATGAGCTAGCCCCTTCAGAAGATCCGTAAGGGCTTTATTGGTATCGTCTTTATCGTTCTTTCGGTCACGTCTGCTTTGCAGATATGCCCAAAAACCTGAAGAGGCTAGCACACTTCCAACAATGGTGATGATGGTTATCATTAATTCATGATCCACCAAGTCCATTGTCCTCCTACGCCATGTCGTTCACAAGCTTGGTAAGAGTAGTCCGCATCTTAGAACGAAGTTCAGGAGTCGCAGAGGACCAAATATCCTTTACACTCTTCTGATAAGATTCGAACTTCTCTTCCGGAGACTTGTCATGTTCAGACTTGGCATCATGACGCCACACATCATGTTCGCGGTAATCGTCATCCATCATTCCACGAATATCGTGACGCAGATACGGACGATTCATACCTTCGGCAATGGTACCATAATACAGCGCCTGATGTCGATAATTGATGGCCTCATCGATATCCTTTATCATGTCAATGATTTCACCCAGTTCGTGAATATCAGTGCCATAATTGATATTGCGGGTGCAATCATCCGCAACTTCCATGAGACGGCATTTCATCGCGCAAAGCGACTTGCATCCTTCGTGAGAGCACATTTCACTTCCCATTTTGACCTCCTCAGGCAACTCGCTTGACCCAAAGACCGGAACCAGCGGAAACAGTCACTGGATTCGTTCCCACATTGGTAACTGTGATAGTATCATACTCTCCGCACGCATTACGGACGATCGTGTCCGCATGGACGTTGTTTTCAGCATTGGCTGCCGATGGAGTGGACACCATAAGGGTACCAGGAAGCGTGGAACCACCGATGGCAATCGCCAGCTGGACTGGGGTGGCTGCCGTTGCGGAGGAAACATTTCCTGTGAAATGAACCTCATAGATGCCCGGAACACGCAGCTTCACAGCAGGCGTGGACTGGCGGTGACCTTCTGCCGAAGAGCAGGTGCGAAGTACAGTGCTATCAAAGGTAATAGACTGTCCAGTCGTAAGGGTCTGGACGGTAAGATTTGACAGTGCGATCATAATATACCTCCTTAAGTGCTATCAAATAGCGACGTTGTTATTGCAGCAACCGGTGTACATAGAAGCAAACGGATTTGCAACCTGGAATGCCGGAACCGGGTTCGGACGCAGCTGGGAGATCAGATACGCATTCTGCTGGCACTGAGAAGCGGACAGATTCAGCTGATTGATCTCCTGGGCCTGATCGGCAATCTTGGACTTGAGATCCTCCATACGATTCGCCACGATCTCATCATGCAGCTGACGATAGTTTGCATTATCGTTCTGAATGATCTGCTGAGTCTGGTTCTGGATCGCGTTCTGAATGGCGCAGGTATTCGTCGCCATATCATACTGGATCTGGGCCTGGCCCTGTCGATTCTCACAGCAGCACTGGGCGAGCTGGGTGGAAAGGGCATTGGTGTTCTGCATGTTTGCGACAGTGTCAGCATTGATGGCCTGCTGAGTTGCATTGAAGCCCTGAAGCAGAGAGGTATTCATGGCATAGAAGCCATCGCACATACCACTGTTGATGCCATTGAGCTTATTCAGCATCGACTGGGTATCGAATCCTCGCTGGAGGTCACCATTGGATGCCGGAGCTTCGCCGGTGCCATTGCGACCCCAGGCACCATTGCCCCAGCCACCGAAAATGGCGAAGAGAATGATGAGGACCCACCAGCCGTTACCATTTCCGAATCCATCGTTATTGCGATTTCCATCGGTAACTGCTGCAATGTCTGCAAGAGACGGAGTTGCATTCATCATAATATATACTCCTTAGGTTGTTCTGGTCTTTAAATATATGAGGCCCATGGAAAAGACCAGAAGAGTTCCATGGGCCTCAAATTTATATCACAATCCGAACATTCGCTTCAAGAACGGCGGTGCCGAATCAACGATCTGTTGCGGATTGATGTTGTTCTGCTTACAGAATTGGTTGGCCAACTGCTGACCTGCATTCTGGTCTCCGGACTGGAGTGCCTGAATATACTGCTGGTTCTGCGGATTTGGCCGAACATTGTTTGTTTGCAGGAAGTTAAGAGCATTCTGGATAGGATTAGTCATTTCAATCACTTCCCAATTTGAGGAGTAGTAGCCTTGTCCATTAGAATATCCTTGATTTCATCGAATTGCTTCTGCAGCCATTCCCTTGAATTGTCGGTAGTTGGCTGAGGTTTGGACTGCTCTTCAAGAACGTAAACACTGGTCGCGATCTTTCCATCGGCAGTCCATGCCTTTCCGATGACCTTGGAATAATCCTTTAGAATAAACAGATGAACCTTACCATCCATCGGAATATCATTCACCGAAATATCGTTCTCGGTTTCCACGATTTTTCCGGAAATATCAGACTTCACAAGAGCATCCGCTGAATTGCTGATAGTCTGTGGTTGCGGATTAAATGTCGGATATGTGGTTGGAGTCTGATATGGTGCATTTGGCTGCATCGGATAGTTTCCATATTGGAATCCTCCGTACTGCGGCATATATGGATTCTGAATATAACCAGGCATGATCTACTCCTTTATTCCTTTATGATCTTAGTCCAAATATTCGGAGAAAGATCAGGTGCAAATTCATTAGACGAAGTATGCGCTAATATACATTTATATAAACTGGAATTAAAACGAACACGATCACCAATTAAGTATTCATGATTGTTATAATCCCATTCATCAAATAATGTAATAACTTCGATGGCTTCTTGATCGCTAAGATTCTTAGCTTGAATAGCGGCAAGTTTTGTAATAGTGGCCATTACCGATGTAGGGTCAGCGACTATAGTCCAAGCCTGACCAATAGCATCCTTATCTTCAAGAAAATCGTACACTGCTTTGAATCCATCGGGTACCATTTCTGGTGGATCATTCTCGACGATTACTTTTCCTTTTTTAGGATCAGTTACAAGCGTTACGATTCCATCTTTTAGATTTCCATATAGCATAATAATTCCTTTAACAAGACCATGGCAATTTAATGATCTGTACCCAAGTTCTAGATCCAAACTGAGTAGTTGCAGATATACCATGATTAGTTGCATATACAGGCTTTAACCCTATTGAATCTATTGATTTATCGAATGGTTGAATCTTGATCATTATAGGTGGTATGGTCCATCGATACCATTGATTAGAATCAGAACTTAATACTGCCATCAATGGTGGACAAGATTCTACCAATTTTCTCGTTCCATCGACTACCGTATTACCCTTCCAACCGAAATGTTTAATGCCCATATACATATCATAGTTGCCGTTTTTGTGAATATCCTGAACACCAGTTAGTAAATACGTTCCTGGTGTCTTTATATTAAAATCTTTTCCAGACTGCGAAATGCCAAATGTAGATGGGTCTGAAGTGATCGGTGCATCGTAAATAGCACAACCAGGAGCATCGCCATTAACCCAGTCTTGAAGTTTATTGGCTAGAAACAATTCTTGATATGATCCAGAAGTATCAAAATTTTTACGTTTATAAATCGCATACTGAGGATCAATCAGAATATCATTGTATTTGATATCATTTCCAATAAAATTCAAATGGGTTCCAGTGATGTTAACACCATTTGATGGTGCACCGGTTCCGATACCGATTCCTTTTCCATTGTCATTAATATCCAGCAGATAAAACGCAGTACCAACTGACGAATTTGATTGAACTGACAAATTATGCTTATCAGTCAAAACCGCTTTTATACTATAAGTTTTTGTAGTATCTTCAGTCGGGACTATTATGCTATTGGTTCCACTTGATGTATTAACAGTTACTGGAGTGTCGGCCCAAGCATTAGTTCCACTTCTTCGAGATATCACCAATTTGGTGGCAACATTACTCGAATCAATAGTTGTATCGACACTCCATTTAACTGTTACTTTAGTATTGGTGCCATCATCGATTCGATTCCCGGATTTATCACAACGATATGCATCAATTGATGCTATGGTCGGTGGCTTGAATGAAAGTTTCCAAACTGCATACAAATTCAGATTGGAATTTCCATTATAAACCTGTCCTGGCTGATAATTTACGCTACCACTGGCTGAGGTCGACCATCCAAGAAATAAATAATTGGCACGAGTTGGTCTGGTATTTGATAATGATATGTTTTCGCCATACCATTTAGTCTGATTTCCTGGCTGCCCGCTTCCACCATTTGGATGATAAGATATGGTGTACGAAGGCTTTCCTGGAACGGACAAAGAACCAACTGCCGACGATGAACCGGCGGCATATCCTGTGATATTGATATAACCGCCGTATCCAACGTTCTGAGCATTATGGCCTTTTGCAACCCATTGATCGCGAGTGATCAGATCCATTGCGCCATTAACACCAACACCAATACTCATGGATCTTGATCCACTTGATGTCTGACCGGCTACTGATGCTCCGTAATTACCGTTTAACTGAGCATAATCCCAACCATTCACTGCTTGAAAATGAGTAACACATCTTATTGTGGCACCATTATTATCCTGATTGAGGATCCATGCGCCAACCCATACTCTCCAGTTGCCAACTATGTTTCCATATACATCGGCCATGAATACTCCTTAGATATGCTGCAGTGTTAAATGACCATTGGAACGATATCTAAATACAAAGTTTCCGATAGTCAAACTGTCATTTACGGTACTATTATTAACAACAAGTTGCTGATTACTAAACCATGCAACTTTGGCATTAGCCTGCATGAAATCAAGTTCAGTATTGGTCAAATGTAATTTGGCCATATTCCCGGCAGTTCCCATATCCATATACGGATTAGTCAGATCGGTACCAAATTCAATATAGGCTTCCCGGTACTTGATTTCATTGCTAACGGTGTTACTCAGATTATCAAGATCATTTTTGTTATGAGTAAGTGTATTATTCGTATCACTGGTATATTTATTGAATGTATCGGAATCGACGGTCTTTCCGAGAGCATCAGCCTGATTCTGCACCGTATTCGTGAGATCGTTTATAGTATCTTCAGGAGCAGCAGTCCATGGAGTCATACTATTGCCACGTTCGAGCTTCATCTCACGAATGGTAACTTCACCTTTGGCGTTATCCAATCGAACAGTCATTTGCTTTGCATCCGGGTAATTGTTATTGGTAATATAATAATCGACCGAATATATTTGCTCTGTTGTTCCGATATTGACCTTGGTAGAGCTCCCTAGACCCCAAGGCGATGCATTCCACTGCGCATATGCAGTTCCCCCGGCAGTATCCGACTTTATCTTGAACTGCATATGGTACATGCCAACCGGAAGGTTCTTAAGGCTTCCGACTGCTAGGCTATAGTATGCAACACACTGATTTGCAGCTCCGCTGCCAGTCACAACAGTCGGAACACTCGTTTTGAGGAGAAGGTTCTGTCCGCCTACCGATTGCGAATTCCGGAACGCGATCGTGACTTTGTCATTTGTCTGCGTCAGTTGGGACTGTGTCGCATAGTTCTTCATATCGGCTTTGGTCTGATATGTCTTCGACACAGTCGTTGTGATGCTATCCTTTGCGACCGTGATATCGGACTTTGTAGCCAGACCGGAACCGTCGGAACCCTTATAATTCTGAACAACACCGAGTGCTACCGATTTTGCGGTTTGGTCAACATAGGATTTGGTACTATAATCTCCTGCTGGTTGCAGACCGGTTACATCAACACATGTAACGTTCGAAATATACCACTGTGTCGAACCATTACTTGCTGATTGTTCGATTTGAAAAAATACACATCCTCTGGATTTTCCGTCTGGACAGCTGAAACGCCATGTAGCGGAAATCCATCCGTCACTCAGGTCGGATGTCGATTCCGTTGCAGTATATGTGTCATACGCATGTCCGGCTGTTTGTGCAGTGTACCAGATACCAGCGTGTAGTGGCAAGTTGCCCTTTATACGTTTAACATGAGCAGTTATCACATATTTGTGTCTAGGCACCACAGGAAAACTAGTGTTATTATTATGATGATCACGATTTGCAAGGAGATTTACTCCACTACCATTTGGCGCAGTTACATTACTAACCCGAGATGTGATCTGTGGTTTATCAGCATCGAACGTAGGATTGACCCAGAGATTCGAGCCACGGCCATACGTCTCGCTTACAGTAGTCTTAAACCCATTAAGATTCTGTTCCACGGAAGAGGCTTTAGTCAGTGCACTACTGGCTGTAGTGCTTACCTGACTGATAGTGGCTTTATTGCTGTCAGCGGTGCTTTTTGCCTCATTAGCTGTCTTAACGGTAGCATTGAGTGTCTTAGCTTGTTCAGTGATCTTACTGCTAAGGCCATTAGCGGTCTGTTCCACTGTAGTGGCTTTGGACATTGCACCGTTTGCGGTCTTGGAGACTTCAGTGACCTGAGCTTTAATGGAATCAGCTGTCTGGGTAAGAGAGCTATTGGTTGCATAATCAGACATTCCATCTTTAGTCTGATATGTTTCAGCAACCGTAGTCTTAAACCCATTAAGATTCGCTTCGAGACTCGTCGCCTTGTCAACAGCGCTTTGAGCGGTCTTCGCATTTGCCGTAATATTCGCACTAAGTGAATCGGAAGTCGCCTTCAGACTCGTCTGAGTCGCATACAGAGCATCGTTCTGTGCTTTCGTTTGGTAATTCTTCGACAGATTCAGAGTTACAGCATCTGCGGTCTGCTGCGCCTTCGATGCGGCTGTAACGGCACCATCGGCGGTTCCCTGAGCTTTGGTGACTTCGGCGGAAATACTATCGGAAGTCGCCTTAAGACTCGCCTTGGTCGCATATAACGTATCTGCCTGGGATTTTGTCTGATAGTTCTTTGTCAGATTTACGGAAATGCCATCAGCGGTCTGCTGTGCCTTAGATGCAGCAGTCACGGCACTGTTTGCGGTTGTCTTGACCGACTCGACATTCGCAGTAATGGATTCTGCGGTCTGAGACAAAGAGCTCTTGGTCGCATATGTCTCGGGAATATCGATCTTCAGCTTATCGACATCACCCTGAGCCTTATTCGCACTGGACTGTGCGGCATCGGCTGCATTCTTCGCTGTGGCTGCATTGCTGACTGCGGTATTAGCCGTCGATTGGGCCTTACCGGCAGCAGTGTTCGCTGCCGTTGCAGATGCCTGTGCGTTATTCGCAGAAGTCTGTGCCTTGGATGCATCCTCCAATGCCTTGGTGACGTCGGTATCCTGATTCAGTTCCCAAGTATATGTCACGCCATCGTCAGAACCGAAACGATATGCCTTACCGGTGGATTTATCGTAATACAGATCACCCGAGTGCTTCTTCTTATCGTCGTTTGTGGTCCAGTCCGAAGCCGGCTTGTTCTCGAGGGTTGGGACACCGGTTCCTCGCCAGGATTCGATTGCATTATCTGCAACGTTCTGGAGAGCGGACAATGCGTCTTTTGTTGCATATGTCTTCGAGACAGAAGCCGTGATGGAATCCGAAGTTTGCTTCAGGCTAGACTGGGTTGCATAGATCTTATCCGCATCTGCCTTGGTCTGATACTCGGTTCTCAGAGTCGTGCTGATCTGATTAGCCGTCTGCACAGCTGCGGAAGACTGCTTGAGTGAATCGCTTGCGGTCTTGCTTGCCGATTCGGCAGTGGTCTTTGCGGCGGTCGCAGTCTGGGTCGCAGTGGTGCTCTGGGTAAGAGCAGTCTGCGAATCCTTGTATGCGGATGTGGCAGTAGTCGATGCCTCGGTAGCGGTCTGCTTGGCCTCCGTGGAGACACTCAGAGCACTGTCGGATTTCTTGACGGCATTGCTGACTTTCGTTGTAAGTTCGCCGAGTTCGGTGGTGTGCTGTTCGATGACCGCATTAGCAGAATCGAGATCCGATGCGACGTTCTCAGCCTTGGACTGGGCTTCGGCCGCGGCCTGTTTCGCTGCGATGGCCTTTGCATCGACGGCCTTGATGGATTTGTCCAGATCGGCAGTGGATACATTGGCTTTGTCAGCCGCCTTCTGAGCTGCGTCGGCTGCGGACTGTGCCTTATTTGCGGATGTCTGGGCGGCTTCGACTGCGGTATCCATTTCGGTCTTCACATTTTGAACCTGATTTGTAAGATCGGTTCTCACCTGATCCGCTTTGGCTGATGCAGCGTCTGCGGCATTGGATGCGGCTTCGACCTGCTTGTCGATCTCAGCTGTCTTTTTCTTCAGTTCCTCAGTTGCCTTATTTGCTGAATCGGCAACTGCTTTGGCATCAGCTGCAGCGGTTTGAGCTTTATCCGCTGTATCCTTTGCGGAATTCGCTGTGTTTTGAGCTTTGTTTGCTGTTGTGTTGGCAGTGTCAGCCGTATTCTTTGCAGTATCAGCTGTGTCTTTAGCGGTATTAGCCGTATCTTTGGCAACGATTGAATTCGCTTTTGCTTCTTGTGCAGTTTTTGCAGTTTCTTTTGAAGTTTTGTCAAGAGCATCAACTGAATCCACAGCTGAATTGATTGTCGAATTAAGTGAACGAAGATATGATGACTGCTGTCCAGTCAATGTGTCATATGAAGTACCAAGAGTGTATTCAGTATTCTCTGGGTTCTGAAGGTCCAATTCGATTGAGGATACCATAAGATATTCATCGACTTTATGTGGATTGGATCGAACTCGAACGGCTTCACCAACCGCCAAGTGGTGATAGCCTTTCATAAACAAAGCACAATCTATAGCTTTTACATCGATCGAAACTTTTGGTGACATCGACTTGCGAAGAGCAATTATAGCAGCTTTTAGAAGATTTTTCGCATCAAGAATATTGTTCTCACTATAATAATATTCTTTATATCCATATCGAGCAACTGCTGATCTTGAGAAAATAACATCTCCACTTTTTACAATATCAGCGTCCTGCTCGGTTGTTCCATTTGGTAGCGATGATATATCAATTGGCGGATATGTATTCTTATCGTTTTCTTTTTTATTTTCCGGAGTTCCACCAACTGGATAAACAGCAGTATATTGATCTTCAGTTGTTGTAGTTTTTGTGAAATCGGTAATATTTACTCCGAAATCCATGATCTGAGCATTCATTTCATGAACATCAGAATATAGATTAAGAACACGTTGCTCACCATCATAGGTAAGCGTTAAATATCCACCATAACGGTCTATAAGATTATTGGTTATTGCATCAGCAGTTGATTCGTGAGAGGTACTTTCGACATCGATGATGTTTGATTCAGAGAAAGATGCTCCCTGATTTACACCAACTATAAATGTTTTATTACTATTTTGAACATGCTGATTATGCTGATCGATCAACCATTGGAAGAATTGATTGATACTTTCAGGTGCTTTAACACCTTTGCTTTTATCAGTTGGTTCAACTGATCCAGTATGATATGAACGAGTGCGGGTATCGCCAAGGTAATCAAGTGCTGAAACACATGAAATGGATTTGTAACCATACATATCCATTTCTATAGAATCAACAACGCCTTCGAATAATTTTTCATTATCGTAGTAGACCTTGACGATACCCGATCGTTCTTCTACGATATTATACAATGGGTGTTTTGGAGAAATGGTGAAATCGAGATAGGCAGCCGCATTCACATTAGCTGTTAATTTAACATCAGTTACACATTCCAGATTCTCATAAGGATCATAGATATATGAGTCATTGTAAAATATCGTATACATGATTTATAACCTTACTTCCACGCTCCGCAAGCGTAGATGGAACAAATTGGTTGAATGGCAGCATTCCAGGAATCAACAACTTCAAAAGCTGGTGGTTTCGTAGTCGGAGAATCGTTATTAAACTGAACGATAGTCGATCCACGTCCTGCACGGGACTTATCATGTTGGAAATGGATTGATGTGTGAGGCCTTGATTTGAATGCGATTGGGTATGCCGAGAAATTATACTGAGTAGTTGCGTATAATCCAGAATTAGCTCCACCCCATACATGAACATCGGATCTGGCAAATTCTTTGGAATCGACACCGCATTCCATTCGTCCAGAATTCCACTTTCGATACCACCATTCGCCACTTTGTCCGGCTTCAACAATATAATCAATGCTCAAAGCATTTGCTAGAATCTTAAAATTAGCATTTATCGTATCTGGTGAAATATAATCACTTGAATCGATATTTGTCAAATTAATTGTTGGAGAATTATTAGCCATTAGAGATCCTTCCATTCATACTGAACATATACATTTGTTTCTGGAACATCAGCTTTTCGAGTATCGACTTCATACCAATGTTTCGTTGACATGTCACTCCAACGATAATGGGCAACATCAGACCACTTTTGTGGATTTCGATGCAATGTGCTATCTAGACGTTGAAGATCATCCCATCTTTTTGTTTTTGCATCGTTCCAAGTCATTGGATAAAGTTTGTTTTCACCAAAATCCTTCCACATAACATTCCAGAAACGATAACTATTGATATAGATTTCGTTCATTCCTTCATGGAATAGGATCTTGTTCAAACGATAGGTTCCAGCACCGATGTCTGTTATGACATTACCATATCGAATATGACATGGCTGATCCGATTCAATAACAGGATGAACCGGTTTTCGACCACTTTCAAGACGAAACATCACACCGCCTGTAGCATTAAGACGATATGTCTGTTTACCTTTCGTCTTATAAGGATTGGCACTTACCTTTACGGTAAATGTTCCAACGACGCCATGGTTCGATGTCATCGTATGCGAATATGATTCAACACTAAAACGACCATGATATGTATAATCTGGATCCATGGTCATCTTGAAATCATATTCTTTTCCGTGCAGGAAATTACTCAGTCGAGTCTTTGCATACTCATAATCTTCAACATCGAGAGAAACGAATGTGAATTCCATCTCTCGATTATTATATGCCACATCTCCGGTTAGCGATTCCGTTAGATCGATCACACCATCTCCACCGGGAATATCAACCGTATAGGTTTTAGGTTCCGGTGGAGAAAGAGTGAAACCGTCTAAGAGAAACAACCGGAAACGTATGCTAAGGTCCACATTATTAACAATCAAACGATTGTTAGGATAATCCGGATATGTCATTATAAACTTCCTCTACGACGTTGAATACTCATTTGGCGATCCATCGGCTTTGCAATAGTCGAGGCAAGTTTCCGGCCATCGATATAAAGCTCAGTCGGAGGTTGCTTGGTGAGATCGATATTGTTTACGTCATCCCTCAGCGAATTAATTGCATCGGTGACAGTCTGATTACTTGCAATCATGTCGGACTGATATTGGCGCATCTCCTGGGTTGAATTGTGAACTTGTCCGACCTTGCGAGCAAGTTCTTTTGTAGTGCTATAATCAAGTCCAACATTCGCTGTGGTGTCCATAAGTGTGGAAATAGCTTCCGTGGAGGTCTTTAGATCGGAAAGATCAACAACCGGTTTTATGGATGGTGTGTATTCTGCATTGAAATCATAGTTGCTTAATACTCGATCGAATGAAGATAGTGCTCCACTTACCATTTTGACCGATTCAGTCTTTGCCAGATCGGCATCTTTCTTTATACCGATTGCAAGACCCTGAGCTGCGAAACGACCACTCTGAATTGTGGTCTTCCACGGTGAACCTTCTTTACCTTTCGCTTTTATTGCTGCAATAGCGGTATTAGCAATAGAAGCTGCCGCAGATGCGACTTGACCAACAGCCAATGGGCTAAGAATACCAGCTGCGAACCCCTGAGTTAAATAGACACCACTCTGATAAGCAGTGCTTCGAGCCGAAGAAAGAGTATTCAGAACGCCATCAATCTTTGCTTTGAATCCCGCACCAAGATTAGCATAACCAGCTTTGAAACCTTCCTTGATGTTCGAACCAAGTTCATTTCCCTTCTGCTTACCTTGTGTGGCAGCATCGGATAGAATCTGGTTTATCTTGTTCATCTTATCACTGACTATGGTTTCGGTACCACTTAATTGGTTTCCAACATTAGTTGCGAATGTACCCATTGCCGAAATGAAATTGGTCATTCTATTAGAAGTGGTAGTCATTCCGGATTTCATGCTATCCAAAGCATTGATAAACGGAGTTGACATACCATTTGATTGATTAGCTACTGCATCACGAAGGCCACCAAGTTCGACAGAAAGATCAAGAATATCCTGACTCAAAGAATTGACAAGATTCTGGAAGCTCTGAGTTATCGTGGTCGAAACATCAGACAGACTAGTCGACAAACTTTTTAGATCGATGGTTCCAAGTTTATTTACTGCTGTAACAAACGAATCGACATTCGAATAATCACTCGGTAGATTCTTAATCGAATTAGATAAGCTGTTGAACAGACTAATCAATTGTTTTAGAGCCGGAAGTTCGCCCTGAAGAGTTATAGTGGCTTGATTGAATTTCTGAAGTCCGAATGCAAGATTATCGGAAGCTTTTCCAAAGTTCTCATATGTACTTGTCGCATCCCCAAAATTTGCCATTATCTGAAGAAGCTGCTTAACAGCATTTACAGATGCTGAAAGCTGGTTTCCGTTAATAGGTGACTTACTATCACCGTTGAATTTACTGACACCTTTTGAAAGATTTGCACAAGCAGTAACGAAATTTTGGAATGTGCTAGCCGCATCGTTCAGTTGACCAATATCAAGCAGAGACTTTACAGGTTTGATGCTTGCAGAAAGAGTTTCATAATTGATTGTAGAAACTCGAGTCGCGTAATCTGCGAGTCCAGCGCCAAGGTTGGTGCACATTGTGTTGAAACTGCCAAAATCGATCTTCTTGACATCAGAATAGCCGTTTACTATTTTGATCAGATCGCCACCGACTTTAGCGGCATTACGTGCATCATCCCAGTCAATATTATTAAGTGACTTGACTTTTCCGAATGCTGCAATTCCCTTACCGACAGTAGATGCGATAGAGGGGAAATTGTTAAGATTCTTGTCAATTGAGTCTGGAAGTTTATTAATAATATTAACAATTGTCGAACCGGCATTTGCGGCTTTGACCATTTCATCAAATGAAACGTCGGCGGTAGGAATATCTCTATAGAAATTGAATAGACCTCTACCGAGATTTGTCGCACTTGACTGGAATCCCACAAGATGGATGTTTCCATCCCATTGGATCTGGTTGATCGTATTGATAAGATCCCGAGCAGTTGTAGATGCACGATCGATCGCAGAATAATTCAGATCTGTATCGCTAACCGATTTGCTATATGCGCCAAGCGCCTTTCCAAGATCGGCAAGTCCGGTACTTACAGTACTCCATTTCTTTGAATTACCAGTAAACGCCTGGAACCAATTATTCGGATCGTCTGGGAGCGAATTCATGACAGTGCTCAATGCCTGAACCGCACCTACAGAATCTTTGATTCTGCCGACATTTATCGCACCATCAGTGCCAGAATTTCCAATTGCCTTGTTATATGCCTTGAGTGCATTACCAAGTCCTTCAAGGCCAGAGCTTATATTAGCCCAATTCTTGTTTCCGGTCCACCATCCAGCAGCGCCACCGGTCTTTGGAACAGCCTCGAGTACCTTCGACAATGCCTTCAGTGCTGGAACTGAATTCTGAATTGCATCGGCACTGAAACTCTCACCAGAAACGCTGGTAGAATAATCAACAAGGCAAGCGCCTAGGTGCTTAAGGCCACCACTAAGCGTTGCCCAATCGACATTTCCAGAAAGGAATCCAGCAACTCCACCGGTTTTAGGAACAGACTCTAGAACCTTATTGAGTGCATTAAGCCCCTTGACTGAAGTGTTTATAGCTTCAATATTAAGGCCATCTACGGAATCGGCGTAATCCTTCATCGCCTGTCCGAGCGGAACTAAAGTCTCACCGAACTTACTTATATCCCTGCCACCAGTGATGAACGATCCGATGGCATCTAGGATATTTGATGCTGTTATAAGCGCAATTGCTTCGGCAAGATTCTTGATCGAAGAAATTGTTCCTTCATCAAAATCACTAGCGCCATCAACAAATGGCTTAAGATTGGTCATGAACCTGGATAGGTTCGTGGCAACTACAGGCAATGACCCAGAAACAGCATCAATAATGCCTTCTGCTAAACCACCAAATATAGCACCAATCGCTTGACCGATGATCTCGAAAAGACGTACTCCTCGAGACATGAATGCATCGATACCTGGGATTGACATAATGGCTGCAGCAGCCGCGATGATCGCGGTAATGCCCGCCATGGCAATGGCAAAGCCTCCAATTGCCGGAAGAACCGCCGTAATCGGGATCGCTGAGAACACCATCATGGCGAGGCTTAGTGCCGTAGCAACGGATACCATTGCAAGTGCAGATTGCAGAACAGTACTGCTATCGATCTTGCTCATAAGAGCAAACACGCCGACAAGACCGGTCATGATCAGAAGGATTGAACCTGCAACGATCAGGGCACCCTTCACATCACTTTTCATTTTGGACATCAACTTGAAAAGCAATGACATAGCAGTCATTGTCAGAATCATATCTGCAACGGCATTAGTATTAGAAGTCGAAAGAGCTTTGACTATTGCAGATATAATCGCCTTTGCAACATTTCCAGCCGCTCCAACGATTTCATCAGCATGACCAGCAACTGCATTAAGTATAGCACAAAGTATAATGACTAGATTATTGCAAATTTCTGGAGCATGATCTGCAATCTGCGCGAGAACCTTATCGACAATCTCCAATGTCGCTTCGACGATCGCCGGAATCTGCTCGACAAGGAAGACCAGCAGTTCAGCAATTATCTTTCCGAAGCATTCAAGAATTGTCGGGAGTGCAGCAGTTATTACCTGAAGAATACCAATCACGGCATTCATGAAACTCTTCACAAGAATCGGAAGAACTGCAAAGATTGCAGTGCATCCGGCTTCAATGATCACGACGAGTGAAGTTACAGCAGCAGCAACAGCTACTAAACCTGCTGAAATCGCAACAAGACCAACACCAATAAGTGTCAGCGATGCACCGAACATTATGAGTCCGAGTGAGACATCCTTCAGCACAGCTGCGGATGGTCCCAAGAGCATCACAGTGATATAGAATCCAGCCAGAGCAGTCGCAACTACGGCAAGAGACTTAGCGAGCTGTGCCGCAGGAACGGCTGCAAGCAGAAGCAATGCCGGAACGAGCAGATTGATTGCAGTGACGAATCCAATCATCGACAATGCGGCTCGTGTAGGATCGCTTCCGTCCATATAGCGACTGATGATCGCGATTCCGCCCATCAACGCACCGATTGCAGCCATACTCTTGGTAAGAGCTTCTACTGGAACAGCAGCGAGAACAAGAATCGGAGGAATCATCATGGATATGGCACCAGCGATTGCAATGATTCCAGGAACAGCCTTGGCGGTATCCATTCGAGACATTGCAAGGCTCAATCCACCCATCATTAGCATAAGGCTGGTTATGCTTACCATGGATTGCTGCCATTTATCTGCTGGGATTGCAGATAGGATTGCCATGGACGTCGCCATGAGCATAAATGCAGCACCGATAGCCATGAACGATACGGCAGCACGCTGAAGTTCCTTGGCTTGGAAGTCTAGATACTTTCCAGCAGCTGCGATTGTACCGATTATGGTGCAGACTCCGACAAATGCGAGAAGCATTGCACCCATTGCCTTCAACCAACCACCTGTATCAATGGTGGAAATGATCTTCATGGCAATACCAACAATAATAAAGGCAGATGCGATTTCGATTATTGCGAATCCATAGCCTTTTATCGTGCTGCCCCATTGGACGAAGTCTTTATCGTTTGATGTAAACTCACGATATGTGTCGAATTGTTTTGTAATCTTCGACAATGCGAACAACATAACACCGATTGCAGCAGAAGCTACAAGTATCGATACACCAGCTTTTGCCAATCCGGTTGTATCAATCGTTGAGAATATCTGAGCGGCCTTGGCAATCAATATTATGCCAATACCAAGACCGACGATCATGGTAGCAAACTTAGGAAGCTGCGGACCAATCTGGGTATAGATCTCGGTACCCTTGGAGAAACGTCCAAGTGAAATAAGACTACCGGTGACAACAGTCATCAACGCTGTAACGGCACCAACGGCAAGTCCGATCTCGCCAGGATCCATTCCCTTAAAATAAGAGCATGCCCTTGCGAGAATGAGGACAGAGCCACTGAGTGCGATCATGCCAATGGCAAGTTCTTTGGTGAAGACACTATAATCTACAAGATTTCCAGCAGCTTTTCCGTCTTTACCCTTCTTCTGTACAGCACCAATACCGCCAAGGATAGCCAATGCACCAACGAGTTCAGTAATACAGACCGTCAATGCACCAAGAGCGGTTGCAATCTTTTCTGCCGGAATGGATGCGAGTTGGGTAAGAGCACTCGCCAGAACCTTCATTGCACCAGCAAATATAACGACACGACTGAAATCAATGCTATCGCTAAGATGCTGGAATGAATCACCGATCTTCTTGAACAGTTTATCAATTGATCCGGCGAGGTCTTTAAATTTCTTTACTGTAGTTTGAGTATCCTTGGCGCCCTTGATAAAGAACTTAATAAGAGAATTAAGATTCTTTATAAGCGCAAGAATAAATCCACTAGTAAATAGGCTAAGAATATTATCAGCTGTAATATGGCCATTAAGATCCGAGAAGAACACCCGAATATAGTGCCCTAGAAGCTTCAGTTTGACCTTAATCCAGGCAACAGCCTCTCCGATCGCGTCACCAAGCTTCTGAATATACTCAGAGATATGTTCTGCGAATTCCTGAATTGGACGAAGCTTCTCACGAAGAGAATCGCCGAGATCCTCACCGGCTTTACGAACGTCATCGCCAAGATTACGGAAGGAATCGGCGAATGCCTTGATTGCATCCTTTGTCTTGAGCGAATTCTGGTAAAGGCCATCGAGAGTCTGGCTACCGAATGTATTAATAAGATCGATAACCGGCTTGAATGCAGCTTTAAGACCTTCAAACGCCTGCTTGAATTGGTTTGTAACCTGTGTGCCAGGATTATTGGACTTTATGTCATTGTTACCCTTCTTGAAGGAATTGACAAAATTTTGGAATCCCTTATTGAATGTCTCAATGACTTGCTTGGCTTTATTGAAGGAGTCATTGACCCATTGAATGGCATCACGAACAGACTTTAGTCCAAGAACCCATGCTGCAAAGGTCTTAACCGACTTTATACAGAAATTAACAAATTCTTGAATGGCACTGACAACATTTTTGATTACAGTTAGAACCAATCGAAGAGCTGTGAATATAAGCTTCAAGCCCTTGGTCATAATCTCTGCAGCTTTATCGGAAATAATCAATTTCTCGGTAAGCTGCTCGATGAAATGTGTCACCTTATAGATGGCACCACCGATATCCTTAGGCGGAAATACATCTCTCCAAGCTTTGGTTACAATACCCTTAAGCTTTATGAATGCGTCTAAGACATTGTTAATGGTCTTATATAAATCTTCAGTTCCACCATGCTCGCTCCAGGATTTCGCGACTGCGATTCGAGCATTGGAGCTATCACTAATTATGGAACTTAGCCGTTCATGAACCGAAGTCCAGCCATTACGAGCTTGATCAAAATCACCAAATACGTATTGCCAGAATTTGGTCCATCCCGAACCAACTTCTTCCTTATAGGTATCAATTAACTGGGTAAGGGTCTTTACCTCAGTTGCAGCTTTGGTTGCAGTCTGACCGAGCTGAAGAATCTGTTTGATCTGATCGTCATTGTAACCAGCAGTACGAAGTTCTGCTTCGTTAAGCTCTCCAGCATATTGCTTAAGAGTCTCGATCAGTACCTTATCGGTAAGCCACCCCTTCGAAAGAGAATCTCGGAATGATCCTTCCTTCTCGATGGCTTCATCGACATTCTCGCCCATGACGCGAGCGGTCTGGATAAGCTGATTCTGAAAGCCTTTACCGCCCATACCGGCGTTGACAACAGAATTCCAATCCTGCAATTTAACAGTACCGGTTGCCAAAGCCTGAGACAACTGATACATTGCAGTCGAAGCCTGCTGAGCATTCGAACCTGAAACTGCTGCCAAGTTTGAGATACCTTTAATTGCAGATGCGGAATCCTTAAGACCAACACCAGCAGATGTAAAGGTACCAATATTATGCGTCATTTGAGAGAAATTATAAATGGTCTCATCGGCATAATTATTCAGCTCATCAAGAGTCGAATTGACAGCTTTAAGTCGTTCGGCTGATGACTTACCCTGCCATTCATCCATCTGCTCAGTATTAGCCATAATCGTCTGAATAGAATTGAGCTGAAGTTCGTATTCAGACAAACCATCTTTCATTGGCTGAATGTAACCACTAAGGAATTTCTCCCCATACTGAACGGCTTGATTAGTCAAAGTAGCAATTGCAGTGACTGCAACGATTCCAAAGTGCTCAAATTTAGAACCGAGTCCCTGTACCGCATTATCCATCGATCTGGTTTGAAAACTATCGACAGATTTCTGAAGATTTGCAAGAGCCCGAGTTGCGCCACCGGTTGGAATCGTTACTTTAGTCTTTGAAAGGACACCAGATATATGGGCACCGAGTTCGCTTACCTTGGCTTTTATCGATGCAATTGCATTATTAGGTTGAGCGGTATCAACTTTTACATTTGAAAGAAGAGCACCAGTCTTAGAAGCTTCGTTATTGAGGCTATTAAGATTTGCTTTTGTTTTATTGATTCCAGGGCTGCCCTTATCTCCGAGTTTGCCCATGGAATCGCCAAGTTTGTCCGTGGATTCTTTAACCTTGTCGATCTTGATATCCTCAAGAGATTTTTGAAGATCCTTTGCAGACTTTGAGCCGGTTTTGCTCATATCGGTGAGAGATTCACCGGCTTGCTTGGCACTTTTGTTTAATTTATCGAATTTTACATTATTCGATGCACGTTCAAGGTTCTTGAAACCTTTATCCGAGTTCTTGAACTCGAGTTCGTCCTTGAGGTGACCAAGGGATTTATTTACTCGAGCAACACCTTTCTGGAACTGACCATCTTCGAGCTTAAGCGATACTACTCGCTCATCAACGCTCTTAGCCATTTGCCACCACCCTTCGTACAGCCTCGGACATTTGATCGAATAGCGGTTGCAATGCCGGATTTATATAGTCGCGGCCTTGCACATAGCCACCGGTTCCAGTACCATGTCCGTATTGAATAATGATTGCGATGTTCACACCATCGTTTATGTTGGAATTATACCAGTTTATAGTGACACCGGAACTTGTCTCCTGTATGTCATAACTCCAGGATACAGCAGTAGTTCCGGTGTCATAAGGAGTAGCTGCTGACAATGCATCGACACCACGACGACCATATTGATCAAGCTGTTTGATGTACGATTTATTCGACATCTCTTTGAGCCATTTCTGAGTGTCTTTGAATTCGCCGATACTATCAACTTCTATTCCCATTTTGAACCTTTCAGATCTTCGTCAGATAGCGAGTAGATCCGTCAGCGGTTCCGACTGCAATGTAACGAAGCGCACCGCTGTATGCGGTGTAACGACCCCACAGATATCCGTCATGGATTCCGCTCCAACCGTCGAGGATCACAGTCTGACCAGAACGATAGGTTGCGACGACCGTAGATGCCAGAGACTGAGCAGAACGAACGTTCAGAGCCTCGACAGCAACACGATAAGTCCCAGCGCTAACGGTATTGGCAACAGACGGAACGGATCCAATTGAAAGATAGGTCTGAGAACCATCAGCCGTTCCGAGAGCGATGTAGCGAGTCGCACCGCTGTATGCAGTATAACGACCCCACTTATATCCATCGGCAACAGTCATCCAGCCATCGAGATTGACAATCTGATTACGGGTATAGGTTGCAACAACAGACGCCGAAGTCGATGCACCAGAACGAACGTGGAGCTGATCAACAACAACTGTATAAGAACCAGCATTAATAGAACCGGTCTGAGAAGCAGTTGGAGTAGTTGCAGGCTTAATAGGAGTTGGAGAAGGCTTAGAGCCAGTCATAGAATCATAGTATGCCTGAGCCTTCGCCATATATGCATCGCGCTGATTTCCAGCAATAGATGCCGGGCAGGCGGTGGAAGAGAAATGGCTATGAGGGAAGACGTTGACACCCCATTGCGGCCGACCAAGCTTGTAGTACTTGCAGAGTGCAGCAACGAGATGTGCACCATTATCCAGAGTCGCATCGGAGATATGCCACGGAGAAGTTGAATCATCAGCGTGCTCGATACCAATGGACTGGATATTGGCATTCCAGTTTCCAGCGTGCCAAGCAGTGTCTTTATCCCAGACAAGCTGGCCGATTGTGCCATTAGCTTCGACCTGATAATGAGCAGAAGCCTCACGGGTCTGCCAGACGTTATAGCAGCCTTCAGTAGTCAGATTTCCGCCATTATGATGAACCACAATATAACGAATAGAATTTCCGGAACGTCCCGGAGTGAAATGAGTATTGATAATCTTGACCTTATCAGCGTCAAGAGTTTCCCAAGACTTCATGATTAACCTTTCGTATGCATCTTTGCTCGACGTTGTGCATTTAGGGCTCGATTTCGAGCCAAAATCTCACTCTTCGACATCTTCTTTTGCGGACCATTCTTGATTGAGCAAACACGCAACAATGTAAGTAAACGATTTAAATGCCAATATTGACATTCGAATGGAATTTGAGCTGCTATCATGTCGTAATAGATCACTTCGGAAGTAAGAATCTCTCGTCCAGATTGACGATTACTTGAGAATGTGGTAGCAGTCATTGGATCCTGAATATAGTTTTGGATTTTTAGCATTATCTTTGCTGGAAGTCTATGTAAATCTGGAATTGTAAGACTTTCGCTTGGATCCATCATGCAAATATAGTCAAGCGTTTCCTCCGAAGTCTTTTCGTCATTCGAAAGAAACGGTTTATGGTATTTAGCTTCCCATTTTGAAATTGCGACTAATGAATGCTCAAGAGAGACATGAATCGATCTGGAATCGAACGTAACAAACTCTTCAATAACTTCATCATAATATTCAGTAGCCGGAATTGTATAGTCAATCTTGAGCATTAGATCAATCCTTTTAGATCAAGCAACCTGACCCATGGTAGTGAGCACTTCCGTCGGCAGCGGAAGACGCGGAGCGACCTCACCCTTGCCATAAAGAATGTCCTCGAGCTTGGCCAGGTTGGTCTGACCAGTCTCATCGAGCTTAGTGGTGTCAATGGTAATGGTAGAAACCGGCTTATAACCATCAACATCAACCGGAGTCGAAGACACTTCCCAAGAGAAAGTGATAGCATCCGGCGAATCATTAATGGTCGCGTAAGACTTCTCAGACGGGGAAGCAGTCAGACCATAAACAAGATGGAGCTTATAACCATCATCGGACTCAGTTGCAGTATCGTTACCGACCTGAGTCACATAAGAGAAACCGAAACCATTACGCTTCTGCTGACCAATGTAGACACCCTTAACATTAGCCGGAGAAGCAGAACCGTCGCAAGCAGCGAATTCTTCCGGATAGGTGTAAGCTTCAATTGTGCCGCCCCAGGTCTCAGCAGAACGAAGGGTAGCATACTTGATGTCATCGGCATACAGGTCATTTGCCTCAGCACCAGACGGGGATTCGGTGACGGCAGTCAGGCCATTCCAAGCAACACCATCGCCATAAGATCCAGCAGTAGTCATTGGGTACAGAACACCCTTAGAAGTACCGGTCTCATAGTAACGAGAGCCAGACTTATCCCACACAATTTTCTTGTCAGCCACAACAGTCTCCTTTGGATTGGAATCTAGAGTTGGAGTAACGGTATCAAGGCTATTACTAACCATAATATTCCTCCTTAATAATAAATAGTGAATACATCATGATTCAAATTATCAGCAACATAGTGTCTTTCGAAAAGACACATCTTAAATTGCGAGATTTCATCAAACAATGGCGTATCCGGTTTTGGGTCAATAATAATAATCTGGTAACGTTGTGTGTAACGCCAAATATTATTATTGGCGAACTTCGTATCGGCACTATCTCGTGAATAGATTATGCACGGATAGGTCATCTTCGTATTGGATGGTGGTTGAAAATAAATAGGCGGCTTTTCAACGTTCGGATAAGCACGCCTATAAGCATCAATCAGAAGATTGTGAAGCATCAGACGACGTTCCATGTTCATTATACAATCCTCCAATTGTAAGAATCAACCTAGGATGCTGGACTTCCACATTTGTGACTTTCCATTTTGCACCCTGCCATTCAACATAGCGCATGTCATAGAAATGATCGTACGCATATGCATCAGCCATAATGCTGATGGTATTGTTAGAGGTGATGCTGTCGTTCACCTTATCATCTGATTCGAGACGACGGGTGTTACGAGTAACATCACCTCTATACACGTGTTCTACGATCTTTTCTTCATAAACACCAGGCGAAGTCTCGACTTGTTCTGGTGCATAGCCAATCTTACCGCAGAACCTCATGTCTTTTTATCACGCACCCTGAGCCGGAAGAGTAGTGCTACCCTTCTTTACTGCCTTATCAAGCGAGTTGACTTCGACTACGGTAATCGTGTAACCTTCAGTTCCGGTCACCTTACCATTCTCAGGGAGATCGACCCAATGATCCGTCAACGCACAAGCGGTTCCGTAATTAACAGTGGGTTCACTCCCCTTCGGAGTAAGTCGGTAACGATTGGTATTACCACTGGTTGCCTTCGGGCTCACAGTAATGATCTGGCCGCCGGAAGTGGCGACAGCATTAACAGTGAGCGTGCCAAGCGTGTCTTCGCTAGGCCCCGAAGGCGTCACGCTTTTGGGGAGAACAGCGCAATCGCAGACTTCGGATAAGTAAGAGCACCCGAAGCACGAGATTCCATCAGATATACCTGCTGGTTGAAATCAATATCGAAATCATCGAACATCGAAATCGAACCACCCTTATCAGCACCGACAGTGTAATCACGAAGATTCACGATGATACCGAGGAGCGGATTACCATCAGAATCCTTAGCGGTTTCCATGACCGGGACATCGACAATGTTGGAGACATTCAGCTCAGCTGCCAGATCGGCACGGGTCCTCCACAGACGATGGTTAAGAGTATCGCGGCAAGTCAGCATAGCTGCGATCATCTTCGGAGCGGCATACAGAGTCGGAGTTCCAGAGCCCTGGTAATCCACCTGAGCCTCGGTGACGGCATCAACAAGCTCGAGCGCCTTAGCGGTACGAGTCTGAATGTCGCCAGTCAGATCGAACTTCTTGCTAAGGGTCTTCTTGATGGTATAGAGATCATCATCAAATGCAATAGGACGAATGCGATCAGTACGGATCTTATCCACAGAAGAAGAATCACGACCGTCACCAATGAGGATTGCACGGGCAATTTCCTCATCGAACATGACACGCATTTCGACCTTAAGCCAAGCAACCACATCGAAATCGGTAATATCAATGATATCATCACGATCGAGCTTCTGCTTCTTATAGACGGTCTGCGGTTCGGTAGTACGCTTCAGAACATTGAAGACTTCCTCAGTCTTACGATTGTTCTTATTACGGTCGAGGGTATAACCCTTTGCACGAGCCTCATCCTTGGTAATATCAGCATACATCGACTTGATACGAGAGAACGGAACATGGGTAGTACCGTTAAGGACCCCGTTCACCCACTCAGTGCGACGCTTATAGAAATCCGGAGTATTTCGGATTGCCTTGGCATCCGGGAAAAGAACGTCAATATTCTGGATACCATAGATATGGGTATCATCATGGGCAAGAGTGACCTCACCAGTATCCGGATCAGTCATATTCTTGAAATAGGCACGCATAGAGCCGACATGCTCAGCGTCCTTAATCATTTCGGCCATATCAGCATGGCTCAGAGTGGTGTAGTCCACCTCGTCATTGGCGTTAGTACCTTCGAATACATTAGTATGCATATCATCTGCTCCTTCAAAGTCAGAATGTTTTGCTTCATCGGACGAATTCTTCTCATTTTGAGCGTCCGTCTGATCGTCCGAATCAGAAGAATCGCCATCGATAGCTTTAGAGATAAGAGCATAAGCAACGTTACGCTGCAGATCGGTCATGCTATCGAATACTTCACCGACGGTCTTTCCACCGTCATCGGAATGCTCGACAGTATCAGAAGGTTTAATACCCTTCTTAGCCATATCGATAAGAGCGAAGACGACCGACTGCTGTTCCTGATTCATAGAGTCAAGAACTTCAGCAACAGTCTGATCTTTGGAATCATCGGACTCCTCCGAATCGTCAGAAGTGTCATCATGTTCAAACTCTTCTTCATCGGCGGTTTCGTCTTCGACTTCTTCCTCAGAATCGAGATCATCATCCGAATAGATGATAGCTTCATCGAATTCATCAGAATAGTCACCATGCTGAATGGAGACATTTTCAATGTAAGCACCAGGATTAGCGCCAGCAAGAACAAGACTCACTTCCTTGATCTCACCATGGGTAATCACATTTGCATTGTGCTTCAAATGATTTGCAAAGATGGAAAGACTATTGACATCACCATGCTCAATCTGCTCACGCATAACCTGAGCATTCGGGGTATTGTTGAGATACCCATAGCAATAGACACCATCTTCACGATTTTCAAGATCAGCGTGCCCCAAGATATTCATTGGATCATTATGGTCGTGCATATAGACCAAAGGAACCCGGGTTCCATCCTGATCAATGAATGCATTCCTGGCAATGATCTTGCCATCAGCACACTGAATATTATTTCGAGTGGCATAGCCACTAAAATCAGGTTTTGGCATAATTACTTCTTCTTATTGTTATTTTTTAAAGCAGCACGTTCTTTCTGCCAACGAGCATAATTCTCAGCAGCCTTCTTATGACCAGCCTCCATACGAGCATTATATGCTTTATTAGTGACCTTCTTCGAAGTTCTGCGTGAGGATTTCTTTGAAGTACCGCTTGACTTCCTTGAAGTACCACTTGACTTTCCGGAAGAAACATTTGATTTCTTCTTAGAAGCGGATTTGGTCTTCTTGGTGGACTGAAACTCAGAATCGCCTTGAATCTTCTCAACCTCTGATTTATAAGTATTCGTTGCATCAGAACGAATCTTCTTCTTCTCAGCTGTAAGTTTCTCACGTTCCTCTGTGTTAATCTTAGTCTTATTGGTCTTATACAAAGAAATCAATTTCGTTCGAGACTGTTTATTCTTTGCTGCCAATGAATTAACAACAGCGAGTATACGTTTCTTGTTTGCACGAAGTGATGGTCCGTCAAGCTTCGAAGTCATTGAGATCAATGCATCAAGTTTTTTACCAAGCTCCTCAGATTCCTTTCGAATGTTGTCATAAGTTTCACGTTCAGCGCTCTTCTTACGTTCCTCGGTCCTTTTCTTGGACTGAGATTCAGCATTCTTAAGGTCCTGATCTCGTTTGGCATTGATCCTATTCCGCACATAAGTCTTGGCTTCCTTACCGGCATCGTTCAAAGACGTTCCGGTCTTTCGGCCCTTGAGCTTTTTGGTTCGCTCGTAATACTCATGAGCTTTGACAGGATCATAGTATGGACTAGCGTAATGCGCAATACTGTCAGGCACCTTGCACCTGCTTAGTCAGCTCGTCCAATAGCTTATCGAGTTCATCGAGTTGGCTATTGGCTTCGTTATATTCATCCTCAGAGATCTGGTCATCCGCAGGCTCGTCGCCTTCTTCATACATTCCAGAATCTGATGGGTCTGCAGTATAATTACTATTTTGATCACTTGCCTGATTCAGGTTGGAATTGATAAGTTGATCAGCCTTAGGATCATCAGACTTGTGAAGACCAATAACGGCACGGAATTCATTCGAAGACATAATTTCATTTCGAGTAAATTTATCCGCCAACTCAGCAAGAGTGGAGGATTCGATTAAACGGAATGGATCACGGAAGAACTTGACACGCTGACCTTGAGTTCTCGCCGTTTTGGTAAGAAAGGTTCTCGTCATATTGTCGGTAATGGATGACAGAATCGGTTCGAGAGTTCGATTATAATAATTGAGCATCTCTTCTTCATTTGCCGTTCCATTGAGAACATTCTCAGAAACACCCATCTGACCATATAATTTGGTTTCAAGGTATTTAACCTGATCGAGAAGATTGTTCTCCACAGATCGATTCAACTGAGTAATATGTTCAGTACCATCAGTGTATGCGATTCCGTATTTGGAATCTTTCAACTGCTGTTCGATCTGCTTTCGACGTTCTTCGGCCTGTTGTCTTCGGGCTTCAGTCTTAATAACATATGGTAACTGAATAATAAGATCCAGTTTACCAGAACCGGATTGCTCATCGATAACATCAAGCAGTGCCAGCTTATGAATAAGACGCTGAAGTGTTGAATTTGGTTCATTCATTACTGCATAGAGCGGATTCTGAATGATCGCAGTCATACTCTTTGGAACTGTAATTTCCTCGCGTCGACCGGTTCGATCATTATATAGATCAACTCGTACAGAATCTGGGAACCATTCTCGAATCTTTCCGACTCGCATGGTTTTGATGTCATAGCTGTTATTCTCAACAGGACTTACATCCAGATCGACAGGAACAACGGCTGCAACACCTTCATCCATCATAGTGAGGACAATATCCATTACGAATTCACGACCAGACTGATCGATGTTTGCACTGTATTTCAGGCAATCATTCAATCCGCTAGATATCGTTTCCTCATAATGATCCTCTTTATCGACTCGAACATGTTCGATGTTAACTGCAGCAACATCAATCGCAATACGATTATACATTGCCGATATCATCGAACGTTCACTTCGAGGCGAAAGATAATTTCGATCAGGACGATAGCCAGTACCAGGACCCAATAATGGATTATAAACAGTCGGAAGCTTACGGAAAGCATTCCACGCATTAATTAATCGGTCCGGTAAATTCGACACATTTGCACCTCCTAATCTTACTTCTTGTCCTTACCGGTAGGAATACCGGTACGCGAAGACAACTGATATTTCACGGCAGCCTTGGCAAAATCACCAACACCACCAGCAACACCGCTAATCAAAGAACTAACCATTTGTTGTTTAAACTGATTAACATAACTTTTGGATTGATTAGATGGTTGGATATTTGCAGCATTTTGTTGCATTAGCTGTTTATACTGTTGTTCACGTTGAAGCCGATTGATTCGAGCATTAAGATCTTCATCAGAAATGTCATGAATGTTTTCAGGCTTCGACTTTTTTCTGACTTCAACAGCTCGCTTAAGGATGCCAGCCTTCTTAGTGACTTCTTGTTTCTTGGCAGCAGATCCTTTATTGATATTAATTGTAATAAATGATCGTTTTGCCTTGGAAGTACGACCTGATGTAGGACGAGATTTACGTACGCCCCACTTCATGCCTTTTACACCATGATGAGCAATATAGTCTTCAGCTGGCTGATCCATGTCAATGAAATCAGTCATATTTTATCCTTAATAACGTTTCGAAGTAGTCTTGTCAAGGTTCTTCATTCGGTCATTCACGACTTCATTAGTAATATACTTTCCATTGTACTTATTACCAAGCAATGGAAGATCAGTAATATTCAAACCGAATTTGATAACATTATTGGTCCATTCCTCACCTTTAGCGATCTGCTTAGTGCTATAATTCTTAACGCTATCTTTACCGTACTTAGCTTTCATGGTCTCAGCCATAGAGTTAAATTTGGATTCGTTATTCTTATAGATGCGTTCGGATCGAAGATAGGCTTCTCGAGAGGATTCACGATTCTTTACAGCCCGATCTAAATCTTTTTGAGTGCTTCGAATAGCTTCATCACGCCCAAAAATTTTTGTTTCAGCTTTGCCTCGAGCTTTTGCAGCAGCTCGAACCTGACCAGCAGCGTCAGCGTCTTTTTCATAATTACGCTTCATATACTTCTCAGAAGCAGCAGTCTTTCGAAGCTGAACACGTTTTGCTTTGGCGTCTTTACGATAAGATTTTCGTCCAGACTTATCGAGTGATCTACGAACACCCCATTTCATTCCGAGAACACCATAATGCTCAATTGAATCATCATCTTCGGAAATATCATTTTGAATATATTGAGATTTGAATACCATATTTATCCTTACTCAAATGCATCTCTATTAAGCTTATAAGCAACAAATGCATCCATTAATGCTGCAACGGCATCAATTTTATCCTCACGACGAGCTTTATAGAGTTTACGATTTCCATTTGTATCTTCAAGGGTGATACAATTACCCATTGCAAACTGCATAAGTGATTCGTCGAATATGAGACGACGTTCTTCGGATAGCTTTTTTAATTCACCAAGAGGAACGGATTCGGTCTTTGCACCTTGAATAACCTTAGTCACTCCAAATGGGCCATTCTCGGTTTCCCATCGTTGAACGAAATCTCGAGCATTATATGGATCATATCCAAAACTTCGAACATCGTAATCAGCATCAGCGATATACTTCTCCAAATCATCGTATACCTGCATCATATCAAGAACGGTGCCGGGCATGATTCGAAGAGAACCCTCATTTATAAATTCATCATACTTATGTCGAACTGCTTCACCAGGAAGTTTCGAAAGAGTGTATTCAGAAATATAGTTGATGGTCTTGATGCCGAATTGCTCACCACGAAGAGGAAACAGAAACGTGAATGCGCAGAAATCATCGCCTTGTGATAAATCAGCACCAAGAGAACATGGCATACCCCAGAAACTTTGCTTTCTGTGAGGAAGAGTTTCTTCATATGTGAAGAAGTATGTGTAACCCTCCATTGGTATTCCAAATCGTTTTGCGAGAATATCATTTCTGGTTGCCGGAGCATGTTCTGCACGCTCAACATCTAACTGATATGTCTCATAAGAGATCGTCAAACCAATATTGGGATTTGCTTTGATCCACATATTGGGATCATTTACTTCGGAAATATCGTCGAGCTTATAATACCAAATTGAGACATGCGGATTTACATACTCGCCCTTCAGTATTTTCATAAGCTCCATCTTGATATTATCACCAACACTATTACGAACAGTTCCTTCAGATGAGGTGGCGATAATTAGATAGTTTCCATTTCCGAGCTTCGATGCACCCTGTTCGATTGCACCGATAACATCCTCTCGGATATCACCAGACAACCATTCGTCAACGGTTGCACGTTTTGGACGGGCACCCTGCAGTTTATCAATAGACATGGGTCGGATCTCGACGATCGATCCAGTCATAAAGTTCTCGATGCCTTTCTTTGTGGAACCCAATTTAGGTTGATTTGGTTTACCATCCAAACTGGGTAGATTGGTATCAGTTAAGAACTTAAATAATGGTCCTCGATGACGAACCAATGCAGTTCGGATCGGAGACATAATCTCTTCGGCCTGTTTCATGGTCGGAGCGACTGTAATATTATCAGATGTTGATGTGTCAATAGTAAGGCCATATGCCTGATGACAAGATGAATACATAGATTTGGCAGCACCACGAGCGACAATCAAATACTGCTTCTCACGAAGTCTAGTTTTAACCCGTCGCGTCTCGTAATGACTTCCAGGGCGTCCAACATTCGGCACTAGAACCGATCGTTCCACGAAATAATACCATCCATATACATCTTCGGCCCACAGCTTAAACGAATCGAGAAGCGTAAGCGGTGAACCATCAGTCAATGTCAGTTCGGTTTCACAGAACTGAATAAAACCCTCAACTGCATCTTCATCGTAATAAACACCTGGATTTGCAATGAGATCATCGATAAGATTCATCTGCATTGAAATCTCTTTGCATACCGGTATCTCACCATTGAGTACTTTTTGGCGGAATTCCCCATAATATCGTGGGGTCGCGGTATTAGACAAAGCCATTGGAACTCCTAACTTTCAAAAGCTCCTTCAGCTTCAACATTCAATCGCCATTCAGCTTCGCTAATCTGTTTTTCGATAGCCTCAATAACAAAGCTGTTGGCAGGAGGATCGAAACGCAAACGAGTATAGAGATAAATATAGACTTTGATCTCTTGCGCTTGCTTTCGAACAAGTGGAACATCGTCCCAAGTTTCGTCATATCCGGTAATCGAATACTTATCAGTCAGAACACCCAACTGATAAAGATTTCCGAATGCCGAATTAATATAGATCTGGACATCAGTATCAAATGGCGTGTAATCTTTTTCAAGATTTAGCATTTGTTTTATGTCTTCAAGAATGCTATTCATTATATTGTCTTTCTAGGCAAAACAAAAGAATGTGTTCACCATAGTTTTGTATCCCCAGGTTTTCGTTCGACAAATGAACGTACCTGAGATAGGTCGCCAAAGTGAATCGCATTGTGGGTCTTCATGGAACATGAAATAAGAAAGTTCGGATCCAACACAGTTATGTCACTATTTTCTAATGCTTCTGGAGTCAGTGGACATATATGATGGACCATCACTTTCCCATAAATCTCATGATCAGAACATGCCAAATCGCAGCCATTATCTCTTGCAATGACTATATCTCTTACATGCTTCCATTCGACTGAAGAATAGAACCGTTGATTCATGTATCGTTCGAATCCAAAAGTAGTTTGTCCTACTGTACCATTCAATTTAAGGTATTTGAATCGTTCTTCGAAGGTTGGAATTTGAATCAAATCAGTGTAAGTACGAATTTTAGGCATACTGGATAGCAGATGGCGTAGTGCCGATCTGTCCTTGATAATGCGAGCCCAGTTCCTCTGAGCCATAGGGTCTCTCGACAGGGGATGTCTCGAAGAAACAGAATTGACCAATCTTCATACCCGGACGAATCCGGATTTGATGATTATTTTCATTCTTGATTTCGAGAGTAATCGTTCCACGGAATCCGGGATCGATAAAACCAGCAGTAATGTGAGAAGCAAGACCGATTCGACCCATCGAAGATTTACCTTCGTATCGAGCGGCCAATCGATTTGGCAATGATAGAGATTCATTTGTACTGCCTAAAATGAATTCTCCAGGCTCAAGAATATAACCTTCATCGTTCATGTTGAACTTGAAGTATTCAAGAGTATTATCTAGTGTTCTGGACGATGCGTCAATGATTCCGCTTCCAACATATCGAATTATCGAAGAGCTTAGTGTGACATCATAGCTACAAGGTTGAAGCTGCGTCTCATCATATGGATAGATGAGGCCATTTTCTTTTGCTTTCTTTCTAATCACGGAATCCGTCAGAAGCATCTGCATCATCTCCATTCATGTTTCCAGAATATGCACGGAAAGCATCCATCGCATCACGAGTCATGCTCTGGAGTTGCTCAGCCGTCTCGGTTGTCTTTACCTTCGCCTTGGTAAGCTCGGTTTCCTGTCGAATCTTCTCCAACTCGACCTGTTCACGAGTGCAACCAAGTTTAAGATAATGAATGAGGAGTGAAGCAGGAGCTCTATGCTCTCGCATTAGACGTTCGCTCTCATTCTCGGCCAGATTTATGAGCTGTTTCTCTCGTTCTTCCGGTGTGGTAGCCGGTTGAAGCGGTGGGAGCACCGGTTCATTAGTCCGTTTAGGTCTAGGCATGACAAATCGACTCCATTTCAAGTATAGATCACTAGGCTTTTAGAGAGATAAGGCTGTCCATCAATGAGTTTTAATGGCTTCGAAAGGAGTTTGCGCCCCTTTATGCCTAGTTTAAAGGGTCATGTCTGCGCAGTTTTGTTTACCAAACCCACTGACAGACAGGCTTACCACTCTAAAATATAACATATTCGCCCTGGACCACTAAAAAGGTCTCCCAAAATATCCCCGCGGAGATTTTTTGAGGAGGGCGGCGATGCGGGAGGGGGTATATTTTCGCGGACCCCCGGGGAGGGTTTATATTCAATCCATATTATATTTATATTTAAAGTATTTAAATTATTTTAAATTAAAAATATTTTAAATTTAAATTAAATGAATTAAGATTTGAATTCAAATGAATCGAATTGAATGCACACAATCGATTACTATTATCAATCTATTAACCAATAAATTAAGGAGAAATAAACGGACATTGATTTGAAGCGAATCAATAATAGCAATCGAATGAATGCAAACAATTCAATTCATTTGAGATTCAAATACAACATTCAAAGATTCAAAAGAATTATCTCAAGAATTATCCAAAGAATTATCCAAAGAATTATCCAAAGAATTATCTAAAGAATTATCTAAAGAATCTTCAGAATGTTTCAGGTTCTTAGCAATAATAGAATCAGCATTGTCTTTCGTAATACGAACATACAATCCTAAAACATCATTGTCTAAGATCCATTGAATAGCACGATTGTATTCCTCAGAACGTTCTTCATCAGACAATAGTGCACTGTCAACAGCGATTCGAGCGATGTATTCACTTGTGTAATGACCTTGAGTAATGTCAAAGCCATACCAACGATCGAAATCAATAAAAGGATTAAAAGGATTATCAATAGTAGTAAGCATGTATTCAACAGACATTTAGCATCACCAAACTTCTAAAGACTTTTCTCAAGAGTCGACACACTAACGCCCACTGCATCAGCTACTTCTGCCACAGTATAACCTTTATTGATCAAGGTTTTTGCCTTTGAAATGATGTAAGGCGGAACCTTTACTCCTTGACGAGGCAATGCGAGTTGCTTTACTTCATCTTCATCCGCGAACCTTAGAATCTCTTCCAGTTTGCTAGATGAAATTGCACGATCTTGAATCGCTTTCCATTCACCATCAGTAATGTGTATTGTGACTGACTTCTTATCGGCACCGACCTTCAATCGAGCACCATGGAGGGCCTGCTGTTTCAACCGCTTAAGCTGGTCTTCATCCAGATTTGGATTGTCATATTGACGAGCTTTTACTTGTTGATTAGCAAGCATTTGCGCACGCCTTTCCAAAGGCATGTTCTTCAATGCAGTATTAAGCTTAGCATTGAGAGAAGCAACCTCGCTTGCGTATTGGGTACGTGCTTTTGAGTCCACCTTAAAGACCTCTGTATTGACATAGGTCTTACGGGCTTCATTACCAAGGGCTTTTAATTTATTAGCATGGGTACCATAAATTTCTTCCATGCCCGTACCTGAAGAAAGAGATAGGGCATCGTCCACAAGGGACATCTTAGGTACCTTAACCTGGCGGTATTTAGTTTCAACTATTGGGTTACCTTTATCATCAAAGGTGGTGGCCTTAGTTCCACGTTTACGAGCCCCGGTCTTTTTATCAAAGACGGGGTCACCTTTATAATCAAGGGCCTCATAGTAGTAAGAAACTTTCTTACGACCAGACTTAGTGGTGGTCTCCTCAGAAAAGACGGGGACCTTTTTACCAGAGACTGGGTCGGTTACTTTACCATTCTTAATATCAGAAGGTTTAATTGTATGGGACTTGGTCACTTCATAATGAGACCCAGTCTCTTCCCAAACATACTTACCGGTCTTTGGATCAATAGGACCACCATCTTTAGCAGAGCGGAGCTTTCTTTCATTGATACGGGCATCGGATGTTGCTTTCGAAATAAGAGTGGAGGCACCTTTATTAGAACCACCTTGCCACTTAGCTTTCAAAGCACGGATTCCATAGTCCTTCTCAGATTGTTTGTAGTTCAACTCATGCTTTTCAGAATCGATCACGACCATAGAATGTTTGACAGCACGTTCAATCTCATCCCATCCTGCACCCTTGAGAGTCATATCAGTAATAAGGTTCGAAACTTTACCCATCTCAAGCTGTTTCTCTCGAGAGGATATAACTTTCATACCTTCATACTTTGGATATGCCTCACTAGGATTGAAGTTCTTAAGACCAGGCAATGGATCTCTTCGTTTAAACTCTCCTCGATTATTTGGAATTACGAGAACAGTATCACCATCGAAATCCGCACCTGAAAGGATTCCAGCAACATGGGCATTGATTCCAACAGCATCCTTAGGGTTTGTTCCAAGAACTCGTTTGCCTTCTCGATTGTTGTTATTAACAATCAGTTCAGGTATTTCGAAACGACCGCCATGTGGAAAACGAACAAGAACTACCTTCTCACCATTGTTAAGATGAGGAGCATAGATCTCATTATCCTTCAAAGAAGGAATAGGAAGAATTACTCGAGTACTCTGCCTAGGCATTGCAGCCGCCTTCATATGAACTGCTGCAGAATCGCATGAATCAGAGAACTCTTTCATCAACTTTCGTTTAACCACTGGATTAGTCAGAGAATTAATCTCATCATATTCCATTTTGTAACGATCGTAAGCCCATCCAAGCTGTCGTTTAGCCAATGCCTCAGACTGCTTCGAAAGAACCTGAGAAGGAAGATTACGACTCCATTCAGACCAAGTACCTTCATCATTCACAAGATTGATTGGAGATTGTTTAGTCTTTCCAGTCTTTGGATCAATGTAATCATACTGTCGTACGGTTGCACCGAATGGATTATCGGGATCATCCTTCATCTTCTTGAACACATCCATTTTTGGAGTGCTGCTATTTTTGTTAGTGTTAAATATGATGTCAACACCAGGAGGGAATGATTTAGGATCACCATAAACGGCCATACCCTTTAAGTAATGGGTGCCATCAACAGAGATTCGAACCTGGGCGTATTTCTTATCAACACCTTTAGGTGAAAGACGAAGATCAACAGCTTGAGGATTAATCTCCATAGTGCCATCTTTCTCGACACCGCCTTTATCTCCATAACGAACGGCGACACGAGATGACTTTACAGCAACTGGTGGTTTTAATCCAAGATCATTAGCTTCAGCTATTGGTTCTGACTTAGCAATGAATGCAACTTTGTCTGGATTGTTATAAAGATCGTCCAGCTTTGCTCCAGGGGCAGCAAGCACTTTAACAGTAACTTTCTTGCCCTTCATTCCAAGCTGATCAACGTAAAGATTCTTTACTTGATATCCTTCGGACTCAAGCATAGTCGTAGCGACTTTCAATTTGTCCGCGGTTACACCAAGAAATAGCTCGTCACCCTTACCGATTGAAACTGCTCCACCTTCAGGGATTGTCTTCTTAAGAGACTCCGCAAGTTGAGTAGTTGAATCCATTCGAGCTTTACGAGAAGGATCCAAAAGAGAACGGACGGTCGACTCATTGATCTCTCGCCCTTCACTTTCGGAAAGCTTTTTAGCAATAGCGGTAGCACCCCAACCACGTTCCTTAAGCTTATATGCTTTAGCAGAAAGTGCGGCGCGCTCTTGATTGGTAGCGATGGAACGATATGCACGAATCTGATTGGTAGTCATACCTAAAGCTTTCGCAGCTTGAGCATCAGACATACCAGACTTTCGTAGTTCATGATATCGGCTTAGAAAACTTCCCGCATCTTTGAAACGGGAATCACCAGAACCCCAAGGATATCGTCCAGAATGCGGGACGGCTCCAGAATGAGGAGTTCCGTAGTGCTCGATATAATTGTCTACTTCGTTCAAATCGTCGGAATAAGTTTCTTGTTGGCCAACAAAGTTCATTTAACTTTTCCTTAATTGAATGCAAATTTAAGGCAAAAAGAATAGAATATGACGCAAATATGGCGATATTTAACGTTATATTCTTTATTTTTCTCCTTCTATTAAAGCCCATGTTTTTTTCGCGAAAAATTACTACATTTTAATGCCGCCTGTCTCAAGACGCATCTGATTGATAAGATCATCGAAGTGAACGATCTTATCCATGATGTGTGAGATCTTGTCGACGTCCGGGGTTGGATCGACAAAGACTTCGTCATTCTGATAGATTCTGAATTCAGATTTAATTTCAGTAGGAAGGAGATCATACTCGAGACAAAAGAGTGAAGCATAAACATATAACTGAGTCATCTTCGCTGGTATAGTTCCCGTCTTAAGATCATGAATCCTAAGAAAATGATTCTCTGGATCATAAGATATGGCATCGCTCGTTCCATACGCATATGGAGAGTAATATAACACGACCTCAGGACTCATCTCAAGATCGATCGCATCATTCACATGCATGTTGAGTGTCTTGCGTTCTTCAGGCAGATGCTGTTTGAAAGAAATCAATTCAGCCGCGAGCGCATGGATCTTTGTTCCAAGCTCTGCTGCTTGTGAATTACGATATGTATTGATAAAATGTTCATCATCGTAATTCACCCATGAATACTTACTTGCACTCAAATATGCATGTGTGCCTTCCAGTTTATGATGATCATTGAACTTTATCATTATCAACTCCAAAATATGAAACCAGATCGTCAACCACTTGTGCTTCGTTCTCGGGATATACAAATGTAGCATAACCATCCACAGCAAACTGCTTGATATAATAATCCTGATTCGGACGATGAGCAGCGTCTGCATTTCGTTTGCATTCGAGAGCGGCAAATCGTCCATGATAAAGAACCAGAAGATCAGGAACACCCTGAAGACCGGTCGGATCATTCTTAATGATTTTGCAATCTGGAATTCGTTCCCAAATATGATCTTTTAGCTTACTTTGGAATTTACGCTCTAATTGATACTTTGACATTTTATCCTCCATTAAGGCAAAAAGAAACCCGATGTTTTTAAATCGAGTTTCTTTGATAGTTAAATATGAATCATCCGATGTGGATGCTATGCCAATATGGAATAACAGATTCAAGCTGAATTCGTTCTTTCTTGGTCATATTATCAACACGAATACCGACGGTCCCGTCATCATCGAATTCGGAATTGTCGAACATAATTTTGCACTTTGGTGAAATTTCATATATAGCGTCTGCTAGATAATGTCTCATTTCATTAACAGATACAAATGTAGCTCGTTCAATCCTCAAATGCAATGCATGAGAGCGACGTAAAATGTTGATAAAATAACCTAACAAGTAAAGGTTTCCAGCAATTTGAAACGCATCCATTATTGTATAGAATTTGTTCTTCATTTTATGATCCTTTCAACTAGGTTTCATTAAGGGCCATGTTTTATTCGCGTTTATCCAAACGTCGAAAATGGTAACCTCGAACTCCTTCCTTGCTATCTTTTGCAATGCGATAAACATAACCGGCACACAAATATCCACATCCGATTTGCTCGAGCCATTTGGCAGCATGTTTAGCGGATGGAAATATGTGACCAGTTTCAATGCATTGAATCGGCACAGCTTTCTTATCGTATTTCGTTCCGTATTTCAGACTGGCGCGACCTCGCGGAAGACCATCGGCGAAATATGGCTCAACAAGATCAAGCAACTCACTACGTTCCATGATTTCAAGATTATCGAGTGAATCATCGCTCTTATCATGAATATGATGGACGACAATGTAGCTGTCTTCGATATCAAAGTCTTCCATAAATGCAGCACAGACGAGACGAGCGACTAAAATATTCTTTCGATCGATGCAGACATAATTATAACCATTTTGCATCTTGAACTTCTTAAGAATATGTCCAGTGCTTATTCGGCAAACCTCGCCAGTATTCGATGCTGTGTATTTCGGATGTTGGGGAATTATAGACCACATTACCATTTGAAAACTCCTTTCGAAGAGAAATCGAAAAATTACTATACTTGAAATGCGGATCTAAGTCTATTCGCCATTATATGCATGTTTTCATCTCTTATATATAATTTCTATTCTTTGATTTAAATAGATCTGTAATTTAAATATAGTAATAATAAAGACCCAAAATAGGGCGATTTATACCCCCTAACTACCCTTTTTGGCACTTTTCCAAAAACTACTGCACAAATGATTTTTTCAGAGCCCCGAAAATCGACCGGTTTTTACCACTCTGAATCGAGGCTCTGAAAATCAATCATTTGTGCAGTAACTCAGAAAATGGCTAATTTACTGCACAAATGATTTCTAATACCAGGCCTGCAAAGTGCATGAAATCGTATGGTGAATCGACTCATCATAGTTCAAAAGAACTGGATAAACACGCCTACACCTACGACAATATACCTTATGCAGGAACCTATGATTCTTCATAATACGCGGATCCTCAAAGACCTCCTTATTGGAAATCGTCTCCATGTATGGCGAAATATCCCATGATCTCCACCCATGTGGACAATTCGGTATTTGAATAGCCAGGATACGTTTTGTCCAGTTTGGAACATCAACTGTGTTCTCAAATGGTGTGACGAACCAGCATCGCTTATGACATACCATGCAATATGCATGAAGCGTGACACCATCCGGGTATTCATCCCTCAAAGCGTCCCCCGATTCCCGACTACTTCCATCAAACCAATCAGGAAAATCTGGAATCCCTACACATACGAGATCATTGTTGATTCCATGACAGCATCCCAAAGCCACAGCAGCGAGATGATAACAATGAGGTATATACTTAGCTGTCGTGTATTTCATACTCGTAAGTCCTCCAATCGAGTTCAACCGGTTCGATATCGCCATGCATGAAATTATGATCAGTACTGATATGCTCCCACTGATCGATATAACGCTTGACCGTTTGCGACGGAATATCAGTCCTGCGAGACAGCTCAGCAAATGATAACCATGGTTCATCACACATAACATCCTGGATCTGCGAAGCCATTTCGTACTTCTTCTCCTGGATTGCAATATGCTTCATTGTAAGGAACTGCTCATTGGTCTTTATACTGTACTTCTCTGGAATATGCGGATATAAACGGTCCAAATCCCACAGAAGATCTTTCCATTCGTCAAGCGTGCGAAAATACATACTGTATTTATCCCACCTCGACGGATCGACTGTCAAAATATGAATGCCGTTCCATGAACTGACGCGACCTGTAATACAGTTGCGAACCGTTTGCTGCCCGACATCATAGTATTTCCCCATCTGGCGATAACTCGGAAACACTTCACCGTCTTCATAGACGAATATCGGTTCAGCAGGAAGAAACTTTTTATCTTTCATTTATTCCTCCGATATATCATCTTTTCGATCCATTCGAAAATCTTAATACTGATCCACAAAATTCCAACACCCATAAGTATTGCTAATATGGACAATACTATGAATACAGGTAACATTAGCAATGCCAAACCAATTACCTTTAGAAATACTATCATATCCGATAAACTCCTTGTCCTATAGTATGAATGCCATTAGGCCGATACATTTGAAAATCTCCAGAAAATATCCAGACTTCGGTTACGTCTGGAAATTCTATATAACTACCTACATCGGTATGAATACGTACCGCCATGAGCAGACGGCCGTAAGTATTTGAATAATATGTTTTAGACTCTGGTTGATCGTCATCATAACAATTGAAGAGTTCAACCTCTTCAGGTCTTGCAATAATATGCTTGCATCGATCACCTTCATAAAATATGAAGTAATGATTCGTTTTTGACTTTTCCATGATAACTCCTTATAAAAAGGCCCTCTAATGCCTCTGTGAGGCAAATAAAGGGCCTTTAGACAGCTTTTCAGATCAAATATGCATACTTATTAGTCTTAGACTATTTCACGCTTTTAAGGAACGATACCGCATTGAAGTTCTCTTTGTTCTTAAGAGCTCTCAGAATGCCGATATCGATCGGCGCATACGATCTGACAAGATAATAATGCAGCATTTTGTACGGGGTATTCATACGATCAATACGTCCGGCAGCCTGCTCCATTATCTTATAACTGTAATTAAGTGAATAGAATATAATCGTATTGCACGTGATACAGTTCCAGCCCTCTGCACCAGCGGTGTACTGAACCAAATATATCCACGAATCACCCTCTGGCAGTGGCTCATGCTTTTCGCCATTCCACTCGGCGACCTTCATTCCGGTCATCTTATGAAGTTGGCGAAGCTGCTCGAGTTCCACTTTCAGATTGTAGAATATGATCACACGCTGATGTGCTTGACAGAGTCGTGCGGTCTCTTTAAGACGAGCGGGTTCCATGTTAACAACCCGCCGTAGATTGATTGCGAGCTCTGAAAAGTTCTCGATAGGCTCATCCGTGAATATGTTCCATCGGTCTTTTTGCAATCGTTTGTATTGTTCTTTGTCATAAGGTACGTAGACCTGTTCAACCTTTCGTTCAGTTTCCCTTGGCATTTCCATCGGAACCAGTATCAGATCCCGAAGTTTGCAGAGATAGTCCTCATCCAGCCATTTTGTGACTCGTGGAAATTTGCTCCATCTATCATAGACTGCATGCCGTCTCATGAAATGCGTCCGGTTCTTATAGAATCCGTTTGCGATGAACACAGGAATATAATCGCTCCAAGTGTCCCCAGGAGTCGCGGACAATAGAATCCATCGATTGAATCGACTTATTCGAATAAAATCTTTTGTCCAGGCACCTGAACCAACGACACGTTGTTCATCAAATATGAAGAATGCGCCCTGCACATCCCTATACTTTCCGATGTTGTTCCACGAATCGATGGTAACAGTTATTCCACCCATTCCAGTGTTCTTACCAGTGGATAATGCGAATTTGTTCAGTTCACCGACCCACTCGAGTGAATCGCGTTTTCTTGCGGTTGTAATAATATACAGGTCCGGAGAACCTGGCAGAGGCTTGTATGTATCGCCATTGGCGTTCTTGCCAGCTTTGTGCTTGCACTCCCGACCCAGAAAATATGCAAGAGACGTAATGGACTTTCCGGTTCCGACGCCTCCTGCCAATATACAACCGCTATGGAGTTTCAGAATCGCGTCCTTCTGAAACTGATATAGTCTTGTGCTCATTTGAGAATATCGTTATCCAGACGAAGAGTCGTATAACCGGCTTTGTTGCAGTTCTGACATTCCGCATAGATATTGATCGTGGTATATGATTCATCTCGCCAGTTATGCTCGGTGCAGAGAATCTCCCCATCGAACTGCGAGCGCATTTCATCGATGTAAATATCCGGACCGAACTCTGACGGACAGATTTCACTATGATGTTTGGCGACCTTTTCACGAACCACATCGAGATTCAGATCGCTCCATTTGATTTTCTTTGTCATTTCTTTCCTTAAAAATATAACCAAATGATTGGCTCCCGAGAATACCCGAGAGCCAATCAGAAATATCACTGACTGATGGCCGCGAAGGTCATCGTGTTGGTAGCGGAATCCGGGAAGTCTGGAATATCTGCATACTTCTCCTCCAGCGGAGACTCCTGGATGGTCGCATAGAGGTTGTTCAGATATGCCTTTACGCCATGCTTGCCATTCATCTCCCACGGACGACCGGTGAAGGTCACATCTGCAGAGATGATGTCTGCATAATCAAGATTGGAGACATTGTCTTCAGAAACCTTACGCTTGCCAGAAGAGGTAACCATGTAGATCTCCGGCGGACGGACCTTATAGGAAACCTTGATCGGAAGATAATAAAGTTCCTGAGAGTCTTCATCCTTCGGAGGCAACGAACGAACCGACAGACCTTCACCAGACAGGAAATCAGCCTGATCCTTTGTCAGAGAAATGCAGAAATTGCGATCACCCTTGGCATTGAACTTGCCTTCCTCGCCGGAGAAGTTCTTACCAAACGGGAGAGTGACGCCTTCGAGAGTGTACTGCTTATACTGTGACATTTTAATTCCTTTCAAAAATATAAACCCTGTGTTTCCACAGGGTCTAATAAAAATAAACCTATTCAGCGTTTGGGCTTGAATACGTCATCGATATTATAGATTCCGTACTGGTCCCTAAGGATATGACTCTCGGCTTCATTCTTCATCTCAATCTTACGACGGATTGATCCAAAGAATATGTCACCGATCTCATAACCGATTAGGACCAGGCCTACGGTGATGATCGTTACAATCAATGATACCATATACATCTCCTTAGTTTATGGGTTTACTTCATTAAGGGAGATGTTTTATTCGCGGAGAAAGACTTAAAGGCCTATGATTTTTTCATAGACCTTTAAGTCGTTCAGCAAACGCTTAATTCATCGATTTTATCGAGAATATTTTTGGTTGCATCGTCACTAACAGCATATGCAGTCTTTAGCAGAGTCTTTACCTTTACCAATTCCGTTTTAACATATGCGGATTCATTCGCAATGTTACATGCGGTAGCAATGGTGAAGATCAGTGCAATACTGAGAATGACAATCAGTGCGATTGCGACAATAGTGTTCATGATTTCTCCTTAATGAGTAGTGTTTACTTCATTAAAGAGCGTGATTTTATCGCGTGATGTTCACTTGTTTACCACAACCAGGGCACCAACAATGGTAGCTTCCATGACCACTATCATCGAGAACTCGGCTTAGAATCACAATGGACGCATCGCAATGACACTTCATCGCTTTCTTTGCTTCCTTCTTGACTTCCTTCGAGGTGCGGTTTACTTTTGTCTTCATGATTCATCCTTTCAAATAGTTTATCGATTCTGGATCCGATTATAATGTTTACGAATATAATGATTAAGATTGCGAATATGGTTAGAATGATCTGATCAATCATCTTCGAGCTCTCGAACTTTGGCTACCATGGAAATATCGGCGATCTCATCGACTTCGCCAGCGACCGAAACCATCTTTCCGCATCCTGTGCAGACAAATATGGTCTTTGTTCGTGTGGTGTAATCATCGGATGTTTGGTCTTCATACAAATATGAATCCATTACCTTGATTTCTGCATCACAGTCACAGCCCATGACCGAGTCAAGAATACGTTCGTTTGCGATAATATCATCCATGTGGACTCCTTTCGTTATTTATTTTGAAAAATATGAGATCAGCACCGTTGCAGCCATCATGGCAACGAAACAGATCGTGTCATTTAGTGTCATTTACTAGTCTCTCCATTTAAGTCAATATACTGCTCCAGATCTTTACCTGTTTTCTTACAACGCTCCTCCAATTCCTTCTCCATAATTTCACGGATCCTAATCGTGGAATCTAGAGCCATCTTGAAGAAATCGGATTGACGAAGCTGAATTGGTTTATCGAATCCCTCGAACTTAGAATATAGCTTATCAAAATAGTCCGCTTCCCATGCATTTACATTCTTAAAAAAGAATGTCATAATATTACGATATGCATCGAGCTTTCCATAATCATAGCCGATTTTATATGCATCCTGGTCGAACATATCCATTACATCAGTCATTTGATACGTTGACATAATAAACTCCTAACGATATAAATCTATAAGCAATATTCTATTGTGAGCAAACGTATCCGATGACGAATACGCATATAAATATAAGCACAATACAAATAATATCACTTAGTTTTGATTTTGTATCCATAAGCTGTATTATAGCCCTTACGAAGATTAGCAAGGCTATTCCGACAGTAAAAAGATTAAGCTCCATTGAACAGTCTCTCCATTGTCTTGTTTGATTCTGGATTTGGTGAAATATAAGGTTCGTCAGAAACAAACCAGTTATAATCACCACGTTCATTGATCGCTCCAATGGCATCATCGGCAAGTTTGTTGTAATATGACATGTCGATTTCATCGGCGAGTTTGTTCTCGCGGACTAATGATGCTTCTTTCCATCGATAGCCTTTTGCTCCGGTAGCACTTGAATATCCTCCTTTACCATCGCTTCTGACAAGTTCACCACCATTGGAACCACTTTTGACTGGAATGAATGCGCCAACTTTTCCAACGAATGAGTAATTATGCTCATCTGCTGGCAAATCTTCATTGAAGTCAAGATATAGTGATGTCTGTACACTTTTGACCTCCGATAGATCTGACAGGTTGACTTGTTCTCCTGAAAATAAGGTTTTGAATACATAAGGAACCTGGAATTGCAACCCAGTAGCGGTCCATTCACCAGCATGTTCACCCCATGCGGAATGAGCAATATATGTGGATTTATTGACAATGCAAAGCTTGTCATAGGTTGCTTCATGCTCAAATGTGTATCCATACTTATGGCCGAATTCAGTCACCCAGTTGATAATATAATCATCAGCATCGGCGATCTTGATTGAATCGGTCTTGATGTGAACTACTGTATAACCCATCTCCTGGACTTTGTGCTTTAGTGTGATCATAAATAATGCACCACGCTTGGCAACTTTATTGTCCATATTGCGATCGAGTCGTCCGGCCGCAACATCATTGAACCTTGTCGGAAAATGAGCTGAAGTCAAACCATAAACCGAATTGATAGGAATCTTCAATGCCGTCGATAGAATCTTCTGGTTCTCACGAAGTTCAGCATCCGTGAATTTGTTGTCCAGAAGCTTCTCAGCGGTTTCGAAATCTCCATGCTTTATGGCGATACGCGTGTCTAGAATATCCTTGTATCGTTTCGTATATGGTCCGAACATGTTCATAGCAATGATCGAATGCGGATGCATCGAAGCAATATCTAACAATGCGACATTACCGAACATACCACCTAGCATTGGTTTGTCAGTCATGATTCATCTCCGAAAAATAGAGCAATGGCGAGAAATATCACGATAATAGCAATACCGATCAATGTCTCGCCACTGAAGTTTTCAAACATTTCTTCAATCATACAGCCACAGGAGCCTTGATTGCAGGATGACACTTGTAGTTTTCCAGATGGAAGTCTTCAAGCTTGTAACTGAAAATATCCTTGGCTTTATCGATATTCATCGTAGGGAAAGGATATGGAGTTCGATGAAGCTCTGTTTCAACCTGATCGAAATGATTCAGATAAATATGGCAATCGCCACCAGTCCAGATCAAACGTCCAGGTTCAAGACCAGTCTGCTGGGCCATCATCATAGTCAATAGAGAATATGATGCGATGTTGAACGGAACTCCAAGGAACATGTCTGCAGACCTCTGATAGATCTGACAATCAAGACGTTCGGATTCCGTAACATAGAACTGGAAGAACGTATGACATGGCGGAAGAGCCATGTCGGGAATCTGGGATGGATTCCAGGCACTCACAATGATCCTGCGAGAATATGGATCATTCTTGATAAGATCGATGGCATTTTGGATCTGATCAATATGATCGCCATTCCAGTCACGCCATTGCTTACCATAGATCGGTCCGAGATCTCCATTCTCGTCTGCCCATTCGTCCCAAATATGAACACCATTGTCATTCAGGTATTTGATGTTGGTATCACCATTGAGGAACCACAGAAGTTCGGCAATTACACCTTTCAAATATACCTTCTTGGTGGTAACCAGTGGGAAAAATAGCGACAGATTGAATTCCATCCGGAGACCAAATGTTGAAAGAGTACCAACTCCTGTTCGATCCTTACGAATAGTTCCGAAATCGACTACCTTTTTCAATGTCTTTTCATACATATCGTTACAGAATGTTGTGGAATCACGAAGATGCGCGACTCTGATAAAATCATTGTCCATATATTTCATAACATTCTTATAAATGTCTGGAAAGGTTTCTTCAATACCAGTCATGATTAACTCCTTTATCTATTACTTTAAAATCGAATAGCCATCTCGAAGATAGCTGGTAACTTTGGTGGTCTCTGGATTATCGGTATGATCCACTTCATAGACACGTGGGTCACTTTTAGCATTCGTCACGACATATGCATAATGATGTCCAAGACATGCTCTATACATTTTTATGGTTAGACGGAAATCTTCTTTTAAAAATTCCTTCTCTTCGATATAACGACGAACTGAATTGAAAATATGAATCATTTCTCGATCATATTCTTGATAATCATTTTGATCATTTTGATCATTCATGATTAACTCCTTTATCTATTACTTTTCATCTTCGCCATCACGAAGATGTAGTAATTATCGCAGACTCGAGCTTCGTCAGAGCACCAGACATACGGGTTTCCATCAGATACCTCTTCTGGTTATATCGATCTGCGTCAGAAGTTCCTACGCCGGTTCGATCCTTACGATCATCACCATAGATAAGTAGATTGTCAAGTAGGTTTTCGTAATGATGTAGATCTGTATCAATATCGGCTATATGAATCATTTCTCGATCATATTCTTGATAATCTTTTTGATCATTCATGATTAACTCCTTTTTATCTATCATATGAAAAATGGTGCTTTATCGTCTTGAAGATAACTGCTAACCGCAGTAGTATTCGACTTCGACAGATGCGTTACTTCGTAAATACGATCATCGCTTGGTTCATCTGTTACGACAAATGCATAGTAACTCCCACAAATATATCCACTCGATTTGATGGACAGATTGTAATCTCTTTTCTGTTTTAAATATCCTTTCTTATCGATATAGCGACGAACTGCATATTCGATTAACTGATAATTCATTATTCCTCCCATGGATGTTTAATATTCATATAATCCTGATCGACATCACCATTCTCCATGCCATATACAAATACGTAACCGCCTTCTGACGGATACTCGCCCATATACTTGGACTTCTGGTCCTTAGGAGCATATGGATCGAATACATAGCCTGGGAACAATTCGGCCAGATCCGGATAATTGAAACTTGATTGAGGATGCATTTCATTGCCGAATATGATTTTCGCAGTATGCGTATTGTTGGTGTCGTTAACCGTCAATCCAGATAACTGCGCAAGAATCTTTCTAGCTTCGAAATCACCACTCAAATGGTGAAAGACTGCCTTGGTTGCTCGGACATCATCCTTACAATATCCTTCGACGACCTTCCACATGTTCTCGGGAACTGGTTTAGTCCAATCCATTCCAAGTTCATGATGATCAATGCCTAATTCGATCTCCCATTTCTTAAGCGATTGCTTCTTCGACGAGAAATCATAAATATCTGCATAGGATATATTGTATGCTTGACCGAATAATGCGTTTTTGTCCCCATTCACGATCTTGCTTGACAATTCATACAATTGCGAATTATCATACCCAAGACCACCCCATGCATAGAGCATGTGATTGTCGTACCGTCGATTGTTGAATCCAACCAATGGTTGTTCCATAAGAGCCATTACGGACTTACGAGGTGGATTGATCCAGCAATGAACTTCATCCTCATTATCTCGCATATAGCAGATCATGAACAAATTGGGAAAAACTTCGACATCATAGAAGACTACACTATCGATGTTTTCATCAGATTTCCCTTCGGGCATTTTTTCAGATTTGAATTTCATATTGGACACTACAGTCATACAATAGTCAGCCCAATGTGAAGAACGCATGGCGAATGACAGAATATCATTCCGCATATCGCTTACATCATATGCGAGCCCTTGCTCATAAGCTTCATCTAGAACCTTGCAAATAAAGTCTATACTGGGTTTGGTTCCAGGCTGATACTTCTTGAGTAAGCAGTTCTTAATGATGTTGCGAAGATGCTGTTCGTCTGCTAGTTCCGATTTATTAATCATAGACTTCTCTCCTTTCAGTGGAAGTCCTGAAGAAATATGCGCTACTTCCAGATCATTGCATTTATACAACTTACGACGAAGAGCGGACTTACCTTTGTAAACCTTTACCTCGATATGAGTGCTGTAAAGGTTCTTGAGTTTGTCCACATCTCCATCATAAATATAATGCAAGTGTAGCCCATTACCGGATTTGGATACTTCAGCATATGTCTTTGGAAAATCCTTTGCAGCTTCAATATTTGCTTCTAGACTCTTCTCACCGTCTTCACCACGAAGATCAAAGTCTAGAACAATATGATTCGAAGGTACTCGGACCCAATGTAATTGATGTGTATCGATATCTGCGAGAGTAGTTGTGCACTTGTCCCAAGAGACTCGTGGAGCTCCGCATTCATCGTTACGAGCGAGTTGTGCAGAATATGATTGAGCCATCGTATCAAAGGCACTCGTATCACTATCGAGTTTCAGCCAGTCAGGCGTGCCGACTGTGATCCGTTCGATCTTGGATTCAAACTTGTCAAATTTGAAACCATAGAATACCACTCCTGAAGTGGAATATGATTTCGAGACATGACGAGTACGTTCCATTCGATCGTAATATGATGCCATTTCATACATGAAGTCTGTTCGCTTCATTACGATTTGGTTCTTTGTATCATCCTGCCATTCTTTGAATGCTGTCCAAAGAGTGTTAAGTGTGATTCCATCATCTGCATCAGTTACGAGACCATAATTGTCTTCAATGAAGTTGTAAATATCATTCGTCCTGGAGATCATACTTAACGGAGAATATCCATCATAATAATGAGCTCCACGACTCTTGTATACCGAAAGACAATGGTATGCAATGGCACCCAATTCGAATTTGATCTGACCGATGGCCTCAAAATATTCATCTTGAGGCATCTTGGTACCAGTTGGTTCGATGTCGATAAGACGACGAATAAGACCAGCCTTCGAATCTGTGATCTTGACAGCCTTATTGGTTGCCATAAACAGCATAGTCTTTGGACGAATCGGATATTGCTTGACACCTTTCTCATTAACGACAATCGTTTCATGAGCTGCCAATTCATTCAGAACTGTGTTATCCCACATCTTCGACAGATCGCCATCATGCTGGATGCCAATCAACGGAGAGTTCTTAAATGCAGCAGTTGCAAAGGTGTAGCCTTTACCCAACTCATCAGCCGAGAAATATGCAATGTATCCAGGAAAGAGTTCTTCGATGATGTTTAGGATCGTTGATTTACCAGTTCCTGGATCGCCATAGATCACAAACATCTTCTGGATTTGATCTATCTGGGTGCCATCGACGAGCGCTCCGATTCCCCATTCCAGTTTCTCACGCTGGTCCGCAGAATATAGAACGCCCATCAATTTATTATACGAATTACATACACCTGGTTCAACAGAATATGGCAATTGCATGGTTGCATAGTCTTCTCGACTCGGAACTTGATCAGCAAATATCATCTTCTGGTCCAATGTCTCTTCATTGTCACGAAGATATTTGAATGAATTCATATACCGATTCCATGCACCGTTTGACATGTTCTGCATAAGCTGACGGCTTACAGTGTATCCCTCAGCTTCCAGTTCCTGAATATGATCATCGTAATACTGATTAATGTCATTGTCGATGAGCTCGCTAAGTTTACGAATATCCCTCGACCAGAAGTGAGATTCCGGATCATAAACGGCGTAGAATGCTCCGCCTCTCACTAGAAGATCATGATAACCACGAATCTTAGGATCTGCGATAATGGTTACCTTGTTCTTTCCAGTGTGAACTTCATGCACTTGTACCTGATCCAAAATATCCTCCTTTCTAAATCTCTGGAATATCGAATTGTTGATTCCAATACTGCATCTGATACCACAACTCAGTGTCACGAAGATCGTGAGGTGGATTATTCACAACGAACAATCCACCATTCGATCCATCATAATTGTACTCATGATGCATGAAGTGATTCACCTTTTTAATGATGTCATCATTATCGATTCCATTGACATCAACATATGCATAATCATACCAGTCAATGTCAAGATTCGAGATAAACATCTTGAACCAATGCGATGTACTGTATCGCTCGGATGTTATGAAATTGGTTCGTTCGGCAAATGCCACAAGCATTTCAAGTACTGTGGATAGCAATGGATCAAGAACCGCATCGATGTGTTTACCTGTTTCATCAGAATAAACCTGACGCAAATATATACCGTCATCGGCACGGTTCTGATCCATTGGAATATCCCAATAGTAATCAATATTGAATAGTGCTATTGCGAGTTGATCGTAATCAGATGCATCGACTCTGTCGATAAGCCAGCCAACGTATTCACCGTTACCGTATCGTTTCATAGCATATCGGTTCAGATCGATGTTCATAATTACTCCTCTAGTTTATCAGCAAGTTCCTTATTGTACTTGTGAACTGGAGCGACTTGATCCTCAGGAATATGCATCACAGCATTCTGCCATGATCCTGCATGATCCACAATTTCATAATCGCATTCCAGTTTCTCATTACGGCACCAGACTGTTCCATCCGGATCGAAGTGATTCAGTACAGTCACATCGATGAGGCCTGCAATATTGTTGACGATCATTGTTCCTTCAGCAAATATGTCGTCGGTCTCATAATAATCGATTGTGATTGTATCGAACCAATCTGGTCTATTCTGGTGTTCTTTCTCATTGATTCGATACATGTGCTTGTTCGGTATCGTTTGCTGATACCGTTTCCTGCGAATGGAATCCAGGACCGTATGCTCCATGTCCGAATCGCCTTCGCACTCATCGAACTCCGCTTGTTCATCATCGGTAAGAGGACCGTCCCAACGAGAATTACCCTCATCGATTACAAATCGGCCATCCTCCTGAAAATATGAACTATGACGTTCCTCAGGACGACCCATGTCTTCGCGAAGCGCATCGAGTGCATCGTCTTCTTCATCAATGAAATCAGAATATGTAGAAGCCTTTGTCGTTGCAGAATCGTAAAGTCGCAGTTCCTGATCTTCAAGTTCTGCGATCTTCTTCTCATGTTCCTGAGTCTTTGTCTTAATGACTTTCTCAGTATATAGATTCTGCTTTATCAGTTCGTTCTTACGCTTCTCAAGCTCCTGAACTGTTTCATTGATTTCGCGCAGTGGTGTATACTTATGATTAACATAAATATAACCGGCAACGCCAGTTACGACGCTGCCGGCAAGAGCACCAAGCGCAAGCATAATCAGATCATGCTTGTTCATGATTAACTCCTAAAATATAAATCAGATCTGGTTGTAGATTGGCTCAGGCATGACATTGAACTCAAGCTTGATGCCCATCTTACCATCCCATGGGCAATCGTGCACGAAGTCCCACGGATCATCGGTATTGGTTCCGAGATTGGTACCAAAGTCGATCACAGTATCCGGATGCTCTTTGTCATAGATCCATCCCATAACGGAACCTGCTGGAGTATCTGAAAGACCAAGAGCACGATACGCATCATTCAGGAATACATGACCTTTTGCCATCAATTCCTGATTCAGATTCGTGAGAGTTGCACGGACATGAGCAACATTCAGACCAGGATCGCGATCCCAATAAACACTATACTCATCGAAGAACCGAGAGAATCCAGGAATATTGTCTTGAGCTTCTTTCTCAGTGTGAGTCTTTCCATCTGAATCGGTGGTTTCGACTTCTTCGATTCCGTGATACAGTTCGCGATCAATATCAGCACCGTATTTCTCAACAACACGAGCTCGATAATCAGCCAACTTCTCAGCAAGCATAGATACTGTTGCCGTCAGAGCTGCATTACGCTTCGAGAGAATATTATGTGCACTGAGGGTGCAGGCAATTGCCACTGCAGTGAATGCGATAGACGGCAAATATAGCTCAGTCACAGAGAGACCAAGCCACACATGCTGCTGAACGATCTGACGCTTGTAATCATCATCACTGATGACAATATCCGTATCCGGATCCTGAGCCTTACGATAGTTCTTTTCAATGCGCTGGACTCGAATATTGTGCTCAGTAACCACACCATCGAGTTTCAGCGTAGAATATACTGCGAAGCCAGTTGCAGCTACACCAGCCACTACACCAACGCCAGTGAGAATAGCAGGTGAATTTTTCTTAAGCACCAATCCAGCTCGAGAAGCCTTGGATACGATCATAGACTTGATGTCCATCTAAATATCTCCTTAGTTGAGAGTCTTAAGTTCTGCAGAACCCTTTTTGGTTGTTCTGAATTCCATAATACGTCCGTCGAAAGTCAAAATCACAAGTGACCTTGGAGGATCCTTCGGATCATAGATCCTAAATCGATACTCCTTTACCTGAGAAACCAGGTTCGGAAAATATGAAGCAAAGCGATCCTTCCAGATTTTCAGAAGCTTTTCCTCACTTTTGTCTTCATATGTTTCCGCTAGAAAGTCATACGCTCTTGGCAGCGTTGCTGCGTGAATGTCATCCATCATCCTTCCGGATGCTCCTTTCGATATTTACGGGCACTTTGCAATCTCATGAGAACTGCAAATACCTGTTTATCAGACATGTGATTTACTTTATGTGCCCAACTTGGTGCACTATAGAATTTGCACAATTCGGCACGTGCTTGTTCTGGACTCATCGGATAACCTTTGGATTTGGTAGATCAATAATATAATAGCCAGTCTCAGTCGTCAAGATTCGGCTACGGCGAACATCGGTCCAACCGAAGTTATAGTCCTGAGGAGTGGTCGGCACCTTTGAGCTGTTATACTCATTGGCTTTGATATAAAAGTCTGCAAGGGACACGATGCCTGTCTCATTGATTGAGTCATACATATATGACAATACACTCTCAGCATCTGCTCTAGTATCGAACATGACACGATTGAAATCATGTCCAGTTCGTGCGGGCATTACTGGGCGTTGAGTTGTCGTATGATACCTCGAATTGTAGTTCATCCGAGAATATGACGGACGAGCCACAACCGGTCGACCATTGGCAACAGTGTCACCGAAGAGAAGCCTTTGAAAACCAGTGGAGATCATGTCATAGAGAGTCTGCTTCAGCGCGGGAACCAGCACATCAGATACTACGTACATTGCAGCATCTTTTGCTGTTCCACCAAAGAACGTCTCCGACATTTTCTTCACTTTTGATTTCTTCGGAGGAACGCTCACGGCCTTCTCGGGGATCTTGACTCCCTCTTCCGTGGTTTCGATTCCGAGAGCTTCTGGAGAAATGTCAGTGCCGTTTTCAGTCATAATAAACCTTTCGAAAAATATGAATCTATTGTGGAACCAGGCTAGCGGGCCATCACTAGTCGACAGCCCGCTTTCCACAAATATACGAGCTATCAGATGTTCGCGATCGGCGGAACGGTAGGAACATTCTGCTGAGCGTTCTCAGTGATTTCCTGCTTCGCTTCCAGCTGAGCCTTGGCTTCGAGATAGTTCTTGACAGCATCATCATCCGGATGCTTTTCAATATAATCGTCGGCCTGCTTGCGAGCATTATCGGGGAAGAGATCAGTCATGAATTCGGTGAGAGATTCCGGATTGTCGATCAGATCATCAATCAGAGCATCGTATGCTTCGGAGTCCATGAAGAGTTCGGTGCTCTTGTCATTCTTGATGAAACGAGTGCGATCTTCATCCTGAACACGCTTGCCATAGGATGCCTTGACGATAATATCAACAGCGTCCATAACCGTATTCATAACCTCAGAAGCCGGCATATCCGTGGTGAGTTCGGTCATCTTCTTGGCAATTGCCTGAAGTCGATCAAACTCTCCGCTACGGATCATACGACGGAGGTCACGCTGGGACAGATGGAAATATGCATCTTCCTTGACTTCAGTACCGTCGATATCGGTGTAAATGAGGGTTTTCTTGATCATTGTGTTATACCTTTCTGGTTGTTATTATTTAAAATATAAACCCTACGATTTGTAGGGTTTATGAAACTTAGAGTTTTCCGATGAGTACCGGGTTTTGGTGTTCATCGTAGAGCTGAACCAAATAATCCGGCTCCTTATCAAGCTCGCTCTTCAGTGCGGAGGCGGTAATTGATTCTGTCATCTTACGGGTTCCCGTAGTGATGAGACCAATACCAATCGCTCCGATCACAGCAGTTGCGATTCCTGATGTGGAAATATCGGGTTTGATAGTTTGGGAAATAGCTTTTACGATCTTTTCGATCATGATACTCCTTTCGAATATCTAGGTTTCATTAAGGGCGATGAAAATATCGCGAATCAGTACTTGCGATAGAAATCAGCAGATGGACTGGTATCGAATGATACCACCAGGCAAGGACGTCCATCTTCTGACAAGCGGGAACTATACTGAAGCTTTACCTTATAATCAGGATTCCAGCCCAATTCTTCGCCTGCATTGATCGGTTCCAGCTTGAGTTTATCGTAATACTCATTAACGGAAACCCACATGTCACTGAGCAATTGTTCATTCAGATCGTTCTGAATCTCACGAAGACTCTGCATGTCGGATTCGAAATATCGTCCAGAGAACTGATCGAAGCACAGGACCTTACCGCTTCCGACTACAATCGGTTTGGAATCGCTCTTGGCCATCGCATCATCCGCGACTGCGTTGTTCAGTTTCTCAATATCTTTTTCAGAGAGTATACGTTCAACCTGAGTTCGATAGTTCTTCGCTGCTTCCTGGGCCATAGTATATGCCGAAGCATATGCAGCGGTCTTGGAATTACCAGCTTTGAGTGCACCACCAATGCAGGCAAGAGTCGCGACAACACTAAGTCCAGTCGGAATATAGCACGGGACTGCCGTCTTTAAGGTTTCGACCTTAGTAAGCTCTCGACCACTTTCAATACGAGCGATCTTGAGTTTACGATCAGCAACATGAGTATCCTTTACCGCAGATACTGCAACAGTTACTACACCAACAACTGCCATTCCAGTTAGGATAGCTGGCGAATTCTTCTTGACGAAGTGTTTTGATACATTTAAAATATGCTGAATATCCATAATATCTCCTAGGCAAAAGCTAAAGGCCTATGTTTCCATAGGCCTTTGAGGCTTTCAGTAATAAATTACTCTTCAGTAGATTCGACGTTGGAATCATCCGATTCTTCGGAATCATCGTCATCTGAGGATTTAGCGGAAATCAGACAGTAAGGGTTTCCATCTTCGTCAGTCTTGTCAGAGATTTCAACGGAGTCGTCATAAGCATACGTCATATATTCATCTTCGGAACTGTTATTAGTAGCGATCTTAGCGATCACAACTGCGGCAGCTCCTGCTCCGATGAACAGTGCGTCTTTTATGATTTCTCCCTTGTGCTCTTTGCACCAGGACTTGACTTTCTGGAACTTTTCCTTTACCTTTGACGTCTTTTGATCCTTCGGATCGACGGTGGTTTCGTCAATAGTAATGTTCTCGTCAGTCATATTTTCTCCTTTGTAGAGGGTTTATACTTCATTAAGTGCTATGATTTTTTCGCGGATCGTTCTGCTGCATTAATATAATTGATGATTCGTTCAGCATCCTGTGACGGTTTTCTCACAGTATTTATCCGCAAATTACATACATTGCTGAAGTTATGACGAATATAAGCGAAGTCTCCGAAGTCAGCTTTGATTCGTCGATCAATTTCTTCGGGCTTGTCACCTCGAGCAAGTAATCGATAACGGATTACGTCTTCCGGAATATCCATATAAACACCATACACGTCATCGATCATTTCTTTCAGTTCCAAATATCCCGATGGATCAAGAATAGAAACTGTTTGATCATTCGCTCTAAGATCTGAAATTGGGAAACCATATTTCCATGTTTGTCCATTCCAGACTCGATACTCTCGAACAAGGGATAGCCAGCCGTCATCAACCAACTGATCAAATTCTCGATCATCACTAAAATGATATGGAAAATCATCAGTTTCTGATGGACGCATGGGTCTTGTTGTATAAGAAACTGTAGCCTTCCATCCGAAATCGATAAGAGCTCTTTGAAGGGTTGTCTTTCCAGATCCAGATGGACCGATGATCACAATATGTTTCTTCATCAGATAACATCCTTTGTCAGATAATATAGATTGATGTTCGTTGTATCAAATATGGCATCTTCAGAAGAATCCGGTACTTCCATTTCAATATGTTTTGTGCCATTGCTATTGATGTACGTGAACTTCTTATGATGTCCTTCGTAACCGAACATTGCGGTTGATGCATTGGGTTTGGAACTGAAGTCGGGATCAAGAGTTGACACTATGGAATATGCTTTCTTGATACTGCTGTAGTCCTTTGTGACATCGGTTGCTGATGCACTACCATACCAAACCATAGTGGTTCCGACACTATTGGTATAATATACGGTAATATTCTTTGATGTCAGTATGACTTCATACTTGCATCCGCCTTCTGCGCCATCGTCACATGCACCAATGATATCATCAGATTCGAAACTCTGAGAATATGTTCCAATATACTCGAGTTCTTTCTGGACCTTCTTCTGTTCTGATTTCTGGACTTGAGGTTCTGGTGCGGATGAAACACCACTTCCGCAGCCAGTAAGAGAAACAAATGCGACTGTTAGAATTGTAATAATATAGGCAAGCTTCTTATACATGATAACTCCTTATGAAATATTTAGCGATACTTGAGAATGCAGGAGATCGCCTTGAAACTGGTATCTGCAACGCCGTGATCATACCCGGCTCGGTAAATGGATTGTGCACAGAGTGCTGCGACTCCCACACCAATTGCGATTGCAGAGAAATAAGTTACTTTGTTCTTGTTATTGTTGTTAGTTGCCATGATAAATCCTTTCAGAAAATATAAGCCCTGTGAATTTCACAGGGCTTTATTGTGGTCAATCAGATATGTGGCTTCGGGAAGAACGGAAGGGACTTCGTAGTGATCGCATTGGATCGTTCGAAGACGAGCATCATTCCGACGCATACGACAGAGCTGACAGCTCCCACAATCTTTACGATCTTTTCGTGACGCTGAGAATTATAAGAATTCTTTAGGTCAACGACTTTCTTCGCATTGTTGAGGGCTTCTTCATACTCTTCTTCATCGGGATGATGATTGCTCTGAGAACAATCCAGGCTTTCAAATATGATTTGGTCCATCTTCTTGATGTTATCTTTTCGAGCTGACATGTGTCAACCTCCTTTCATTAAGGGCGAAGATTATTACGCGAAAATATAAACCCTATGTTTCCATAGGGTTTATTGAATCAATCACGATTCAGAGTCTTCGATTTTTTCAGATTCATTCTTTGTATGGATCTTGTACAATGCACTGACTCCAAGAGCTGCAAAAACGCTTAAAACAGCGGAAATTGCAGTCCAGATAAGTGCAGTATAGGACTGATACTTGAAGAATTGCTTGAAAGTCATTATGACTCCTTTCATAGTGGTTATACTTCATTAAGGACTATGATTTTTTCGCGTTTGATTGGTGTACCAGCTGTATCTGCTCTGCATGTTTCAAAGCCATACGCATCCTCATATGCGTGGAATTTATACGAGAATGAAATGAGAGCGGCATAAAGATATGGAGCATATAAAGCAATCAAATCTGTATAATTAATCCATAGAATATGCTTTTCTTTTAATCGATCGAATTCTCGAACAATATTCTCGAATGGCTGACTATAATCAAACATCTCGATTGGTATCCAATTGTTTCGATAATCAAAATATGTATTTATTGATGTTCTTAATGTATTCATAAGTTCTGGGAAACACTTATCAAGAACCCATAGTTTCTGAGGTTCCATCAAATATCCGATTCTGATCATGCGGAAATCTTCATTGTTATCCACACAATCATCACAGAATTTATTATACAGATCCCAATCCGGAATGATTCTAGGCACAAAAATATAATAGACGAGTATCCTCAAAACACGCATAATAACTCCTTTCGAATATCATTGGTATTTCTGAATAACATCGCAACTTCGTGTGTAATCACCATTATCAATACAGACCCAATCGATATCTCCAGTTTTTATATGTTCGACTTTATTCACATCACTTTTAGCATTAAGATTAATAGAAACCATAATGATGCATCCCATAAGCAACATACCAGTAACAATTGATGCCAAATATGAGCAGATTTTCATTCTGCTTCTCCTTCCAGAATATCGATGATTCCTACATGCTGCCCAGTTTTAAGTTCCTCAAGCATATTCGGATCATCCAAATGAATGATTACTTCGTAACCACCATACATGGAATCCATTGCTCGAACTACGGTTCCATTTACCAATCCCATTATAACTCCTTTTATCGAAAATATAAGCCCTATGTTTCCATAGGGCTTATGATCAGATAAGTATATTCATACCTATCATTACGCATAGACCTGCAATTATCAGAGATCCGATTTCAGACAGAACAGTCTTTAACTTTAAACAGTTATCATTATCAATGACATTATTAATAATGTTAACAAAATCATCGATAACAATACCGATCAGTAAAGCTGCACCAGCAAAAAGTGCGAATGCACAGATAATATTGTAGATATATGGCGACATGATGGCCTCCTTAAAGATTTATCTTTTCATTAAGTGGGCTGTTTTATTCGCGTGTATAAAGTGCTGAAAAATATAAACCCTATGTTTCCATAGGGTTTATAGTTACTTAATAGTAACCAATGGTTCGTAATATACGTCTCCATATTCGTAGTTTGTTTCAATGTCGCCATTGAGATGCTTTGATTCAATAGTTACTTTAGTCTGCATTGCGCGACATGAAAAATCGTCGACACCATTTGAATCACAGAAAACCGGTGTATCGATATAGCTGTCAACAAATTGATCATTAACAGAAACGATTTCGGTATGCTGTGAAGCATAATAGTCATCAACCATTTTATACACGTTAGCACCAATGCCAATACCAACTTCAATAACAATACTGATCAGCAAAGCTGCAATGACAATATTGATAAACTGCTTGATATAGTTACGCATTTTAATACTCCTTAATAGTGGTTAATATTCTATTAAGGCATGTGATTTCTTCGCGAAAAAAAAAGGTGCTGATGCACCTTCGCGATTCTACAGAAGAATGTTGAGTAATCCAGTGATAGACAGGATTATAACAATCAGTAGAACTGCTCCGGAAATCAGCACAGCTTTGATAAGGAACTTAAGAAAGTCAAACATAGGTGTCTCCTTTATATTGGTTTGCTTATCATTAAGAACTATGATTTTCTCGCGAGAAAAATAAGAGCCTATGATTTCTCACAGGCTCTGGATTTCAGAGGTAACCTTTATTCTTAAGGATCTCCATAACTCGTGCGGCAGAAACCGGATCTTCTAGACTGGCATCACTCAATGCCATCTTGAGTACGATCTTGGACCATTTATCGACGTCCTTAATATTCTTAAGGGTGTCGGGTTGTGGTTCAACATCGATCACTTGGCAAGGTGTGTAAGCCAGATGGTCACGAAGAGCGGTCATACGGCCACGAATATCGATCTTTGGCATTTTAATACTCCTTAATAGTGGGTTAATATTCTATTAAGGCATGTGATTCTTTCGCGAGGTAAAAGAGAATCTGTATTAAAATCATAGATTATCTTTTGATCTTTTAATTACCAACGTAAAATTGCGGAGTTCGCCACATGACTTTCAATAGCCTGCTTCTCTTTTATTGAGATGTGGCGAACTGTAATGCTATAACAACCATCATGTGCTATGTTAATTTCGCATTTAGGTGCGATTATCTTTACATCATTGATGAAACGTTCTATGGCCTCTTCATCGAAGCTAAACAGTACAATTTCTTCAGTATGCAGGCTAGTCATGAAATCGGAAATTAGCTGAATAATGTTGAACATGATAACTCCTTTATAGTTTTATTAAGTCAATTTTCGCGAGAAAAAATAAAGTGAAATGTTCAAGTTGCTTACTCCGGGGCGACCGTCTAATTCGCCTCTGCCGATAAGCTATTACGATTTGGCTTGGCAGCAAATGTGTTTTGGTTATACACTCTAGTATTTCATTAAAGGCTATGATTTTCTCGCGAGCAAAAATAAACCCAGAAGATTTCTGGGTTTATTGAATCAATACTTTAGGGATTCACGAGTATACGCTCTTAATGAAACAGTTTTAGTTTCGTAAATATGACGTCCATTGGGCTTGCGCTTATTGAACTTCGGAATCATCTTGGTGATGATAACGAAGCTTACAATATACGCGACAATGGCAATAATAGATACGAACGGAATAAAGTTCATAATAGAATCGTACATTTTAATCTCCTTAATAGTGGTTAATATTCTATTAAGAGATAGGTTTATTTCGCGAAGAATAAAGAGCCCACGATTTTGTCATGAGCTCTTATAATCAGATGTTCAAGTATTTCTTAATGAGATGTATGACATATGGTGCGAATATCGAATGTCGAATATGTACGTGAATATTGTAGATGTCTCCATCAGTTACTGTTTCCATATTATCAATCCTAGTAATAAGATATGAATGTCGATTCAGTAACTTAGCTAGAGCATCGTAATCTTCATAAGCGTTGATATTCTGAACTTCGATAAAATCATGTCCAGTGTCAAGATTACAAGTCATAATAACTCCTTTTATAGTAGTTTACTTTTTCATTAAAAACCATGTTTCTTTCGCGAGGCATAAAAAAAAAAAT